ATGACAGAGTACATTCTTTCCGGCAATGGCAGTGTGTTTCGTCGCATCGTTCGCTCTCAGCGCCTATTCAAAGGCGTGCGTGTCGGGGCAATCCATGATAAAGGCTATCTCGTCATGGTTCGCCTTGATGGTGGCCTCTGGACGCCCATCCACGTTATTCGCAAATTGTCCTAGTAGTCGAGTAGCCTGCCAACTACATCCAGAGGCGCGCCGACAGGGTAGGTCTGGTGATGCTGGCAGGCATGGGGGCGGGAAATGTACAAGGAGACATGGATTGAAAGCCAGTGGGGAAGCGAAAGCGACCTGCTTCCCCACGTTGAGGACGACTTACGAGCGGAAGGGGTGCATGGGATGATTGAGCGATTGCGGGCGATTGGCCTGATTGAAGAATGCATCAAGGACGAGGCCAACGCGAGTTTCCCCTGGTGCGGGCGGCGTATCCTGCGCATCTTCCGCATCAATGGATCACAGTTCTACGAGGTGTTCGTACAGGGCTTGCAGGTACCGGTCATTGTCGAGGTGTTTGTCGAGAATGACATTGCCGTGCAGGCCGATGAGGAGATCATTTTTCAGAGGTGATCTATGCAAATTCTTGAGGTAGTTTTCGGGCGCGTGAACATCAAGGATGATTCCGGCTTTCACAGCCACGTCGTCCTGCAAGGCGATGGACGACTGAAATGCCGCTCGTCGCGCTGCAAGGCGCGCAACCATTTCACGTGCGAGCATGTGGCGTTCGTCCAGTCTCAAAAGGTGGTCTTCCCTGAGTTGCCGCCACTCAGGGAAGAGGATTTGGCGGCGCTGATCGATGAGTAGGAAGGAAGGAAGTCATGGAGAAAGAGTTTCCCGTTTCTGTGTTCCCGCCGGTCATCCCCTACGAGGAGGGGGACGAGCTGCTCCACACGGCGGAGAACGGCTATCAGTGTTCCGACCCGACGTGTCCCTGCAATGCGCCAGAGGGCCGGATAGCGCGGCTCATCGAGGAGTCCGTGCGCGCAGAATTTCGGCGCACGGATACGAGCGGGCTGTCGTTGTTGTAGAAGAGAGGAGAAAATCATGGAACAATCCACTATCAAGCGCTTGCAAGGTGAGGCGCAACAAGCCTATGACCGTTTGCCGTCAGAAGACGCTGGCCCCTACCTGCAGGCGGTCATGCAGGCTGAAATCGCGCTGCAACTGGCGCGCCAGAGCGAACTGTTGGAAACGCAGAACAATATCTTGTATGGCATTCTTACCATGCTGCAATCTCTGGAGGAGTGCAGTATCATGACGCAAAGGAAGTAGCGCATTGTGGATGAGCGGCGCGTGCGATTGCCGCTCATCCGTTCTTACAGTCGAGGTGAAAAGCATGACACAATCGTTAATTTCTTTCTCGGATGAGCAACTGGCGCTTATCCGAAACACCGTTGCCAAAGGCACGACACCCGACCAGTTCCGTCTCTTCATTGAGGTCTGCCGCTATCATGGCCTCAACCCGTTTGCGCGGCAAATCTACGCCGTTGTGCGCAGTGGGCAAATGGTCATTCAGACCAGCATCGACGGCTACCGGTTGCTGGCAGAGCGATCTGGCAAATATGCCGGGCAAATCGGCCCGCAATGGTGCGGAGAGGACGGGCAATGGGTTGATGTGTGGCTCAAGGATAGCCCGCCCGCCGCTGCGCGTATTGGGGTACTGCGTACCGGCTTTCGAGAGCCGGTCTGGGGCGTGGCGAAATTCAAGAGTTACGTCCAGACGAGCAGCCCGCTCTGGGGCAAGATGCCCGATGTCATGCTGGCGAAATGCGCTGAGTCGCTTGCGCTGCGCAAGGCATTTCCCGCCGAAATGAGCGGGATTTACACGAAAGAGGAAATGGAACAGGCCGACGAGCCACTTCCGCTCGTTGAGGCGCTGCCCGCGCAGGTGGTCGAGTCTACAACAGTGGAAGCAAAGCCAGAGCCAGTAGAACCGTCGCCTGTCACCGACTTACGCGACGCTGCCTCCCCCACCGAGCAGCAACTTGCCACAATCAAGCGCCTGTGTGAGCAGACGAACACGAAGCTTGCCGGAGCGCCCGAAACATTTGGCGCGGCGGCAAAGATGATTAAGAATCTCTCTCAAATCTTGCAGGAGAGTCGTCGCCGTGAAGTTGCGAAAGCGCAGCAGAAAGCGTCATAGTCGAACGTGAGAGAGCAGATCGCACCTGCTCTCAGAAAGGAAAATCTCATGAGCAACAAACTTGCTATCATCGATATCGACAATGTTATTGCCAATCCGGCGGCGCGCTTTGCCCGTGCGGAAGAGGAGAAACAGGAGTACCTCAACGACCCTGATTCGTTTTCCGACCCTCGGACAGCAACGGATGTGTACTGGCGCACGGCCTTTGACCCTGAACTGGTGGCGCTGGATACATTGATTGAAGGCGCGAATGAGGCGCTGAATCGTCTCTACGGGGACGGCTATGACATCTATCTGCTCAGCAGCCGTCCTGAAGCCATGCGAGAGGCGACCCTCGCATGGCTGGACGCGCAGCATATCCGGCGCTACTGGTATGATGACCGGCTCGTTTTGAAGCCCGCCGCCGCGCAATACACCAAAACGGTCGTCTGGAAAGCGAGCGTCATTCATATGCTCGCTGCCATGCAGGAAGCCGAGGAAGTGCTGGTGATCGATGATGAGCAGGCCATCATCGATGAGGTCATGCGCTTTGCCGATAGCGTGCCGTATTCCATCAAGTGCTATCGGAGTTTGAGGATGGAAGAAGAGGCGGGGTCAAATGATGGCAAACCCTTCTGAGAATGAGCTTCGGCTTGCCGCCATCGTCGCCTACACGAATCGGCAAGAGTCCTGGGCGCGTGATATGCGCCTGCGCATCTACGCTGATCTGGTAGTGCGCTTCGGCAAAGAACACCGCGCTACGATCATTGCTGCTTGCAATCAGTACAGGCAGTGGTATCAGTGGACGCTGGAAAAGAGCGGGACGAAAGCGGCGGTGATCGAGGCGATAGAACAGGCGCTGGCAAAGCAGGCTCAAGAAATGGAGAGTAGGGTCGATACGTAAAGAGGGAGTGACGTTTTCCGTTGATGCCGCTCTCCGTGTCAACGCCGAGGTAGAGCGGCGCATCACCGCGCTCTTGCAGCAGATTGCCAGGGGCTGCGAGTTGTGGGAAGTCGTGGCGGCGTTGACCGAGATACTAGAGGAGGTGCTATGAGCCTCTCAATCGGCCTTGCTCTCCTCATCGCCTTTCTGCTCGGTATGGGCATCGGGCGCACGATGGGCGAATCGGTGGCGTGGGAGAGGATGGAGGAAAGAGAAGATGATGAGCGAACAACTTGATCTGTTTGGAGAGCCGATTGTGGAAGTTCCCCCGCAAGTTCCACAAAAGCCAGAACGCGGCATCAACCCGTGCCTTGCCCTCTACGGCCCCGGCCCGCAAGGGCAAACCTGTAAAGGCTGTATCCACCTGCGCTATCTGACATCGGCTAACCCGAATGCGCGGCATTGGAAATGCGATCTCAGAAAAGTGACACACGGCGCGGCAACTGACCACAAAGTACGTTGGCCTGCCTGTGGAAGATACGAGCGGCGCACTGAGGAGTATCACGGCAGCTAATCCATTTTGCGAGTCGGTTGAAAGAGGAAGGTCATTCGCAACCTTCCTCTTTTTGTGTTGCATCAATGCTCGTATATGTACCGGATAGACGGGTAGAAATAGATAATAGATGCAATTGCCGAAGTTCCGATATTTTAAGCATATCAGCACTTCGGGGTATCATACCTGCCAATTCCTGACAGGACGTTTGCGCAACCTCTTTGCTGTCTGTCAATGATGTAAACGCTGATTTTATATTCCCCTGATTCGCTCGTCTCTTCTGTAGAGTAGGAAAGTGGAGCGCGTTTGTGTAGGATGTTATACTGGAAATGTCGGTACATGACACCGCTCAGAAGGTGAGTGCGCATAGACCTGAAGCTCCGTGCAATGCGGACGCCTGAGCAAGCCGCCCGTGGCTCAGTAGTAGAGCGCCTAGGCCATCCCTGTAGAGGGCAGTTACCGCTGGAGGAAGTCGCGGGTGCAAATCCCGCCGGGCGGTTTGACAACCGTAAGCCCGCCGTGGGCATACCAATACGAGGGCCGGGAAAAGGCGTAGGTTCAACACCTACGCCTTGACTGTCTCTAATGAGCGGTAGAAAGCAATCTCTTCTGCTGACAGGTACTCCTCTACCGGCCTCTGTTCCCACTCAGGCGGCTCTATCCCGCCCGGCTCGCGACTCACATTCTCCGCGTGTCGCACACAGATGTATGCCGTCTCATCTCGCACCTGAGCGAGCGTTTGGCCACGCGCAAGCTGTGCCTGAAGAAATGCCGCGTCCTCACCTCTACTTGTATCCTCAAATGGTACAGCTTCCCACAACTCGCGCCGGAACATCAGCGTTCCACAGCGCACGCTGTAGCCAAACAGGGCGTCATGCACCTGCTCCGAGGGCGACCAGAGGCTCATGTCTGCTGTCCTGAGCAAGAGGGACATATAGAGGCCGGAAAGCTGCGCGCTTCCCTCTACGATGGGCATAGCCTGCACAAAAAGCCGATGCGGGCGGTAGATATCGTCATCGTCCATGAAGGCGATGATCTCTCCATACGCTTGCCGGACGGCGATATTGCGCAGTTCTCCTATCACGAGCTGCCGCCCTGGTCGCCAGTCATGCCAGATACGATCATCCCCAAAAAGAAAGCTGACATCAGGCATTTCCTCGCTGTTATCCACGATGATGAGTTCCTTGCGCGGGTACGTGCTGGCCTTGAAATAGCGCACGGCCTGTTCCACAAAGCGCGGCCTGTTGCGCGTGGGCATGATGCAACTTATCAGGGGAAGTTCGCTCATACCACCACCTGCATCTGTGTTGGCCTGCGTGTCGTCTTGAGGTGTGTCAGGCGCTGCAATGCCCGCCGCCGGGTGCGTAGCCTGCTGGCATAGAGCGCATTCTTTTCACAGCGGCGTATCCGGCGCCAGTTGAGCGGCCTGCGGCGTATCCATTTCATGTTAGCCCCCCATGTCCGGCTCGTCCGGCGGCGCTGACACGGGCGGCTTGCGTTGTGGAAGCTGAATGGGTTTCGGCGGCTGCACGGCGTTCGTCGTCACGGTACGCCCCACCGCTGGACGCAGTTGTGTGATCTGCAAATCGGCTTTCACGATGCTAAAGACGTGCGACTTGAGGAAGGGCAAGTAGCCGCTCGTCCAGGGCTTCAGACTGTGCAGCGAGCCGCTAATGAGCAGGGAGTACGCGCCGCTAAAGGCCGTTGCCAGGGTCTGGACGTTCGTGGTGTCGGAAAGTGTGATTTGATGGGCAACTGCCATGTTTGCCAGCGCGGCAAGCACAAGGATGACCCAGGCGATTGTTCCGTTCACGGCCTCCGACCAGCCATCCTGAGAGAGTATGCCGGCTACAGACGAGCCGATTGCTGAAAGCACAACGGGGCTAGCAAGGATTGCCAGTGATTGCTGAAGAGAAGGGTTCATAATCACCTCGTTATGGATGAGATAAATTATACAAGAATTACACAAGGTTATTCGTGTCGCGCGATGGCGGCATTCGCGCTCATGGTTGCCAGATTGAGCATTGCCTGCTTCCCACAGCGGCATTCACCGTCATAAAGGAGCCAGCACTCGCACACATCCTGCTCAGGCGCAGGTGTCACCGGAACAGGCGTCATCGTGGGCGCGCTCCCTCGCACAATCTCATCCCTGTGAATGGTTGCGGTCATGCGATGGAAGTACACCTTTTGTAGAGAGCGTTTGAGTGCGCGCATGGCTATCTCCTTAATGGCGCCGTTAAAGTGTTCCTACCCTTTGTAGCCAAGCTGTTTCAGGACATCCAGGAATGCCTGATCTTCCTGGCTATCGGCTTGCTGCATGGCACTGATAATGGCCGTGCGTTCCGCTTCCCGCCGCGCCTTGACGGTAGAAAGCAAGGTCGTCGCCATTGTCGTGATGTCCGGTTGCGGAACAGGCCACTTTTGATCTTCTCCGTTGACGGAGAAGCGGAAATCCGCGGGCGGCGCGCTCACTTTGGGCGGCATGACCCCGAAGGCGGCGACGATCTTGCCCTGTACAATGCCCGTTCCGCCCGCCGTATCATTCCACATGACCGGCGTGGGGAAGGGCAGCGGCGGACATTGCGCAGCGGGGTCAAGAATAAGCGTCCAGGGATGATCGCTATAGCCCCCAAGTCGCACAATCGCATGAGCATGGCCCGCCGCCATGTAGGGATGCAGCGGCTTGCCGTCGGATGTAGCAAGCTTGCTACCGTCTTCAAGGAAGAGCAGCACCGGAATACCATTCGTATTGGTCATCGCTGCCATTTCATGGCGCAGCGCGTCTACGTCGTTCAGGGCAATCACAGGCGCGAGGTCATGCGTTCCGATATGTTGAGTCGCGCACCAGGACAGGGCCTGTGCAACGGTGAGTGGCGTGGCGTTGTCGCTGGTATCAGACCCTGCGAACTGGCTGTAAATCTGGCTGGCAAGGTTGGCAAGGTTGGGCCAGCGGTTCGGGTAGGCAAAAGCGGCGAGGGCGGCTAAACACGAGGCGGCGTCCCTGGCCTCGCTCTTGCCGATTTCATAACTGCTGATATGCGGAACACCGGAGATGAGATGATAGTCAGTTTGCGTCACGGGTGGTTTTCCTCCTGTTGGCTGCGGTTTCGGCTTGACGGGCGTGGGTGCAGGTTCTGGGATAGGCACATCGCCTGCATGCCACATGGCGTTGAGCGACTTTGTAAAGGTGGGATTGGCCGTCGCCTGCTTGTATTCCCACATCCAGAGCGTCGTATGATGCCGCTCCTGCGCGGTATGCAGCACGGCGGTGGGGTCATTGCCCTGAAATTCCTTGTTGATTTCGAGGGCGGGCTGAATCTTGCCCTCTAAATTCCCGTATTGCCCCTCAACGCTGGCAAGCCACACGGTGTACTGCTGAGGCACCCACACGTCTACCACGCTCTGTAGGTTGTGGATGACGCCCTGCCAGTTCTGCTGCACGGGGTCCGCCCACGTCGTGACGGAGAGCGTCCCGCTATGGCCGTGCATGCGCCCTGCGAACTGGATTGCGCCCTCGGTGGCCCCGTTCCACTCGACTTCCATATCCGCGCAGGCCGCCCCGCACACCGCAAGCATTTCGCGCAAAATATCGCACTCCGCGTTGATCTGAGCAATGCCGAAATGGGGGCCGTAGCAGTAGGAAAAGGGGAGATAGTCGCAATGCTCAGCAAGCACGGCCTGATGCTCCGCTTTCAGGGTCGCGGCGTCACGGTACCATTTCTGAGTACCGTTGGCGCGCTTGGGGGAAATCGCATCGAATCCGAGGGCATGCGCCTCTCTGGCGGCGCTTGCGAACTGTGCAGGCGTCCATGATAGGCACTCGTTGCCGATAAATAGTACAGAGCGGTGTGTCATACCCTTCCAACCCTTCCTCCTCAACTTCTCTCAACAGTATAGCAAGACGGGATAAATTGGGCGTAATGCTACAATGGAAAGAGATATGGATGAAAGGAGACGGGAAATGGAGCAATTGACACTCACCCCGTTAGAACTGCATGTTCTGGCGACGCTTTATAACGCCTACATCTGGAAACATCCGTGTCCTGATGAGGCAACACGGATACATCAGGAAGTTATAGCGGAGAAGGTGGCAAAGTTTGCCGCGCGGATCGATGCCATGCCAACAGGAACGGTTGTCACGCTGACAGCTATCCAGAAAGCGAGCAATCATGAGCGATGAGGACAAAGAGACGGTTGAGGTGATAAGCGGACTTGAGTTCTCGCAAGAGGTTCGGTTTCGCCTGCTCAGCATCTACTTCGATTGGCGCGCACAGGGCCATGATGCGCATACCGCATACTATAGCGGCGTGATTGGCTATCTTCAGAAAGTGACGAGATGAGCAATCCGATTGACTGGCAAACACTCTCAGCAGAGGAACGGGATAAACTGGTACACGAGCGAATTATGGGCTTATCGATAGAGCCATGCAAAGATGGGGAAATCAATATACGCTATGGCGGCTACTGGGAATGCTCATGCGGTTGGATGAGTCCAGAAACACTAGATCACTACGATGATGGGCCGTTCGTTGCACATGACAGGCCCATTCCTGCCTATAGTACTGATATGAGCGCGGCGTTATCTGTACTCAAGTATGCCGTGCAAGTCGAGGTAGCATCTGACAAGGAAACGCTTACCTATGAGTTATTTGGGACAACGTGGGGTGATTTAAGCGCATTCCAGGCCATTGATATCGTCTGTACATGGACGCCTGTGCAGGTCTGTCTTGCTGTCCTGAAAGCTGTTGGCATGACCATAACCTAATGGTGTGGCAGGTTGTTGTAAATCGTCAGAATCGCCGTGACGATAAAGAGCAGGATGGGTACAGCGTTGGCAACGAGCCACTGAAGGAAATCGAAGCGTTTCTCGTCCAGTTTCTTCATTGCCTCTTCCAGAATGCGCACGCGCCCTGGCAAGTCCTGTGCTTCATGCTCTTTGCGCGGGATGAAGAAGGTCATGGCGTCCGTTTGCCAGGTTGCTATCTGGTTGAGGCGGCTGGTCATCTCCTGTCGCCAGGTGATCTGGTCATTTTTGAGGACTTCTAAACTCGTGGTGAGCGTGGCTACCGTCGTGGTCAGCGAACCGATTTGCGCCGCCTGTTGCGCCATGAGCGTTGCGCTCTGATCTAGGCGGCTCGCAATGGTGGTCAGCATCTGCGATTGCACGGCCTGTTCTCGAAGCAACCGGTTCACATCCTCGTGCAACCTGTCCATATCCATCTCCGGCTCCATTTCCCCGCGTCCTCTTTCTAGCCCGTCTCAGAAGGCGCTCATTTCCCTCTCAATAGTGTACCCGCGTGGCTAATTGATAAGAAACACGTAATCGTTGGTGAGGCTGGCCGCGCTCGTCTTCGTGATGCTGTAGCCCGCGTGCGTTTCCAGCGTGCCGCTATTGGCCGCCCCGGTCGCCGCGCCTCCAAAGAGGCCAGCATTTGTGTACGTCCCATTGCCCTGACTGGTGGTGAAAAGCGTGGACACCGTGATCTGATTGCCGCTCTGCGTAAAACTCGTCGGCGCTTTGCGGAACAGTTCAGAGGCGAGGCTGCTATCCCCGGATGTTGCCCCCGTAAACGCGCCTGTTCCCACCGCGAAGTATTTCATGCTGGATGCATTGATGCCGCTCGTGAGAATAAGCTGTTTGCCCGGCGGAAGTATCATGTTTTCGGATCTGAAAATGGTATATTTGTCGCGCTCGCGCTCTAAGAGGCGCGGCCACCACTTCAGAAACTCTTCTTCTGTTAGATCAGGCGGCAGGAACCGCGCGATCAATATGCCCTTCACGCTCAACACCTCCATATCAATGTCCCGTTACCCCGCCGTCCGTCACGCTGAAGACTTCAATCACGGCGGCATGCTCTTCCAGCACGGGCGCAATCGGCTGGCTACTCGTCTGCTGGCCCTGTCGCTGGATTGAGTTCAGTATATTGGTCAGTTGCTTGTTATAGGCCCCCAACTGCAACTGGTACTCCCAGATTTCCTGAAGCAACTCGTTCACGCCCCGGTAGTAGACCGTGCTGGACTGGCATAGCACAGGCGTATTGTTGTAGCCGTCCCACGGCGCGGTAAGCGGAACCATTGCCGTCGGCTTCACCTCGTATTCCGTGTAAACCTGAATGGTTTTCTGCCCATAAGAAAACTGGATAAGTTCCGCTATCGCTCGCTGCACCGCACCCGCAATCGTCACCAGCGAACTATCCGAAAGGAAGCGGTCAAAGATGCCGCTATGCAGGCTGGACTTGTAGAAAGAGACCGATTGCGCATCAGTCACTCTCACCTTGACGACTGCCGTTTTCAGATAGGTCACAGCGATAGCCGCCGCCGCTGCGGGTGCGCTCACAAAGCTGATGGTCTGACTGCTGTTTGACCATGACACATCATAGCTTCCGCTTGCCGAGACGCCTGAGATGCCCAGACGCTGCGCCGTGCCATTGACCGTAATCGAGATCATCGAATAGGGCTGTGCTGAGAGCGTGAAGTCCTTTGTGGAGCCATCCCCCGTGAAGTTATCGGGCGGCGTGCCTACGCCGAAATTGCCCCCTGTCACCGTTACCCGATTGGCGATCTGTGTGCCATCCCTGTTGTTTTTATACGCAAAGAACGGTACCACGCTGATATAGTCAATCGCGTTGGTATCCGATGAGAGCGCGTAGGGCGCGCTGTGATAGCCCAGCCATTTGTAGTGCAATTCGAAGTAGGGGTCAACATACCAGACATAATTCGAGTTGCCGGTCAGCGCGTTCATCACGTCTCTGGCTGTGCCTTCTAAGATCAACTGGTCAAGCGTCACGCCCGCGACGGCATTGTTGTAGCGTTTGATGCTGTTCGGGAAGTAGGTAGCCAGCAGGCTATCGATGATGTCCAGATCGAGCATGTTCTGGTAGTTGACGTTGACGCCCGTACTTTCAAAGAGGCAGGCGGGACTGGACGCCGTGATTTGCAGCATGCGCTCGCCGCCCGCGCCCACGCCGCCCAGAAAGTCATCGCCCTCTATGTCGGTGATGAAACCGGCAAACTTGCGATTCTGTCGAACAATCGTTCCATCAGGGAGCGTGTAGGCATTCGGGTCAGTGGCGATGGCGGGCGACGGATAGGAATAGGGGTAGCCTGCAAGAAACATCGGCTCCAACTGCTGATCGGAGAAGGTGGCCGCGCCGCTATTGGTTCCACTCGTGGTGACAATGCCAAACGTCACTTCCGCAAAAGCGGCCCCTGATGGCGCGTCACCTTGAATGAAGATGCGCTGCGTGACCCCGCCTGTCGTGGTGTAGTCCTGCTCTACGGTAGTGCCGCCGATGACGTTTGAGCCAGCATCGAGATACTTCAGGCGGATAAAGGCGTAGCCGCCCGTGAAGTCGCTGGTGATATCCAGATTGATGCTGTACATGTAGGACTGAGCAGGAACGGTGAGTTGCGCCTGTGTGGTCTGGCTAAACGAGTTCTCGCCCGTGCTGGCGTTGCTCACGCTCATCTGGATATCGTTAGTGGCAATGCTGGTAGACGCCCCTCCCAGCGTCTGCGCAACGTGCGGCGACGCACCACCGCCGGTGAAATTCGGATTGACGAGCAGGTTGTGCGCAGGGTGCGAGGCCAGGGTATCATCCAGAATGATGACGAGCTGGCGCTCTGCAATCGTGGTCGGGCTTTCGCGCTCAATCAGGTTAAACTGCGTCTGCGCAATCGGATCGCCCGCCGTGCGCTGGATTTGCAGCGGAGAGCCAGAAATGGTTGAGCCGCTTTTCACGCCGGTCAGGTCGACATCGGGCGTCCTGTCGCGTCCCCCGATAAACACAAAGGCCATTTACCAACTCCCTCCGTGCCACGCATTGCCGTTGTTGCCCTTGAACTTCTTGGTCATGCGCGCCTCTACGACATCTGCAATCTCCTGTGCCTCGCTCTTGCTGCGCTGCCCGTTCACCTGCACGGTGATGGTGTTGTGGTAGTGGTGTGTCCCGCCCCCACTGCTCGCAATCTGTGCAGGGCCTGCGGATGCGGGCGCGCCCATCGTTTGCGCCACAGGCTGCATGGCAAGGTTGACGGCGGCTTGCAGCGTCGGAATCGCGTCCACCACGCCCTGTGAGAAGCCCTTGACCATATTTTGCCCCCACTGGATGATGAAGCGGCCCTCCCCTTCTTTTGTGGGGCTGTGGAAGCCCAGTAGTCCGGCAATGGTGGAAAGCACGTTGCCTACGGCGTTTTTGAGATTGCCCAGCATCGACAGGATACCGTTGATGAAGCCCTGTAGCAGATTGGCCCCCCATGAGAGGGCCTGACTCGCAAGATTGCCAAACCAACTGGAAAAATTGTTCCACAGTGAGGAGAGCGGACCAGAGATGTAGGTTGACCAGGCGTTCACAAAGAAGCTGGAAATCTTGCTCCACATGGTCGACACATCCGCAACGATGGTATTCCAGATGCCACGCAAGAAGGAAACAACTGTATTCCAGATATTCTGTATTCCCGTCCACTCCATTTGCAGAAAGTTGCTGATGGTGGCGGTGATCGTATTCCAGATACCTGTTGCCAGCGAGGAAAGGGCATGCCAGACGCTTCCTAGCCAGGAGGTGATCGTGTTCCAGATGTTCTGAATCCCTTGCCATTCGGTCTGTACCGCCGTCCGAATGGCCGTCGTAAGATCGTTCCAGAGCGTCTGGGCGTCGCTTACCAGCGTCTGCCAGGTGTTCGTCACCCAGGAGACAATCGTGTGCCAGGTTGTTTGCAGCCACGAGCCGAGGGCGGTGAAGAGATTGCGGATGAAATCAACGAGGTCTTTGAAGTAGTAGTTGTGGTTATAGAGCCAGCTAAACCACCCCACGACGGTCTGAATGGCTGTGCTGATGGCGCTCGTGATATTGTTCCAGATCGACTTTGCCAGCGAGACGATGCCGTTCCAGAGATTGGACAGGAATTGCTTGACCTGCGTCCAGTGGGTGATGATGTAGAGGACGGCCAGGCCGATGGGGCCGATGATGACGGCCAGCAGTACCATGCCCACGACGCGGGCGACACTCACGATGGCATTCCAGACAGCCACAAAGAATTGTTGTATCCCTGTCCAGACGGTGTGAAAAAAGGTGCCAATGGCCGACATGACCGAACCGAACCACGAGGAGAAGGCCGACCAGACGCCCTTGAGCCAGGAGACGATTGCGCCCCAGTGCTGGATGGCGAGAATAATCCCGGCCACCACGAGGCCGATAGCGGCCCCTATCGCCAGAATCGGCCATGTCGCGGCCAGCGTGGCGATAGCGGCAGCCCCGGCGGCTGTTGCCCAGGCGATGAAGCCCGTAATGAGGGCCGGAACGCTTGCCAGGAAGGCCACGAAGGCCGAAACCGCCATGCTTACCAACACGGCGCTGAGCATACCAAGTGGAATAAGCAAGGCCAGGGCGGCAACCTGATTTTGCCGGAAGAACGTGATGATGCCCGCGCCTGCGGAAACGACGCCTCCGATGACGGTACCAATGCCAGAGAGGACGGTACCCACCGCACTCATGGCGTTTTGCAGCCGATTGCCAGAGGCAAGCCACGCCGCGAAGGCCCCGATGCCAGTAGAGACTTTCGAGAGCAGGCCCGTTACCACCGGCAAGAACGCGCTTCCCACCACGATTTGCAGGGATTGGAAGGCCGCGCCCGCCTTTGCCAGTTGGAAGTTCAACCCCTGCTGCGCGATGTTGAACATTTGCTGCGTCGAGGCCCCATTCTTCATCGTGCCGGTGATACTGCTAATGGTCGAGTTCAATGTCCCGTAGTGGTTGTTGAGGAAGGCGACGGAGTTGGCAACCTGCGAATTGCCCCCTAAGAGTTTGACCAGTTCCTGGTGGTTGCCGTTCGTGATCTGGTTAAGGTAGGCCAACTTCTGGGCAAAGTCCATGCTTGCATATTTGCTTGCATCAAAGGACAGGCCAAGCTTTTGCGCATTCGTTGCCAGTGTGCCTGCTTTGCCATAGAGCAGGCTCATATCGGCGGAGAGCCACATGGAGGCCTGCCGCGCTGAAATGCCGGAATTGGTGTACACATCGAGGGCGGCGTTCAGATCGGTAAAGTTGTGCTGCAACATCTGGGCATTGCCGCCCGCCGCGCTGACCGAACCCGCAATTTTACCGACGACGGAGCCGTACTGATCCCAGGTCATCACGCCATTTTTGACGGTGGCGTTCAGTTCGTCCATGATGTTGCCGGACTGACTGCTTTTCAGTCCCAGGGCGTTCAGACTGCTGACGAGCGCAAAGCCCGTCGTGGAGGCGTCCACATTGGCGGCGGCGGCGGTCATGGCGCTGTACTTCAGCACCGTGAGCGCATCCGCTCCTTTGAAGCCAGCTGATGACACGAAATACAGAGAGTCGGCCAGGGCCTTTGGCGCAACGCCCCACTGCGGCGCGTCCTGCAAGATCGACTGACTCATGGAATCGATCTGACTCTTCGTCATGCCCACATACGCCTGCACCTTGAGCATGGAACTCTGAAAATCCGAGGCGGCTTTGACCGAGATCACGCCAAAGGCGACGGCGGCAACCGCCCCGATCAGGGTGAGTTGCACGGCAAGGCCAGCCAATCCTAACGCCGCCTGTCCCGCGCCCTGTTTGAGCGCGTCCATGCCAATCGTGCCTTCCGTGCCAAGATTGCGCAATCCAAAGACGAGGTTGCCCGCCCCTTGTTTGAGCATGTTGAATGATTTGCTCGTGCTAAGCAGGGTACCGAGAATGGTTTTCATGCCCATGCCGGTGCTGTTGGAGGCCGCGCCCACAGCGGCAACGGAGACAGCAGCCGTTCCGGCGCTGGCGTCCACCCCTGCCAGAGAGGCATCTACCGTTCCGAGCGCGGTGTCCAGGCCAGCCAGCGAACCAGTTGCGGGAACCGTCGAGATGGTGATGTCATCGATGGAGGTGGCAGCCGCTGCGGCACTCGCATCCAGACCGCCAAGTGAAGCATCCAGCGTTGAGGTAGCATCGATGAGGGCCGCAAACTCGGCCTCTTCCTGGGCTGCGGCGGCAAGGAAAGCATCGGTTGAGCCAGCTAGTCCATCCATACCGGCAGCGGTGCCGGCCAGTGAGGAATCTAGCATGGAGAGGGCGCTATCGAGGGAAGCAGTCGCGTCCTCAATATCGGTGAAGGAGACGGTGGCGACGGAGGAGAGGTTGGCAAACACGGCATCCGCCGTACTCTGTACAGAGATGAGAATACGCTGCAAAATATCGCTCATCTCTGCCTCCTCCCCTCACGCCATTCACCCATCACGTAATCCCCATGCTTTTGAAGCGTTCGTCCTGCTCTTGTTTATCTTTGCCCTTTTTTGCCTGCTCAGCTTCCACCTGAGCCTGAGCGAGCAGATAGAGGCGCACTCGCTTCACCGTGCGCCTCGACGGCAGTTTTGTGCCATAAATGGCACGGTAGCCGCCGAACGCTTGCCAGACTTTGAGTTCCAGAAATTCATCCGGCGGCGCTTCACCCGCCCCTAATTCTCCCCGGAAGAATCGGAGGCATCGCTGAAAAAATCGTCGTCACTCTCCTCGTCGTCTAACCCGTCATCGTTCAACTCGCGGATTTTGTCGAGGATGTACTCCTGATAGCGCGCCGATATCTTGCCCAGGTTCTCAGGCGAGAAGGCGAGCGGCACTTCCATTTTGCCGCCCTTGCCGTCTGGGCGCGTGCGCGTGATGTTCCAGCCCTTGACCATGCGGGCCATCGTGGCGGCCTGCACGTCGCCCGCCATGATCTGAATGCGCACATTCTTTTTGCCCTGCGACCGTTTACCCGCCGCCCGCGCGCTGTGGTTCTGGATAAATTGCTCATCGGCGGCGCTCATCTCGCCTTTGATGAGGACGTATTCATGCGGCTTAAACGGGCAATGTTTCGGGTCATTTTCTTTTGAGAGCGTAATCAGGTCATCATCGGCCATGAGCAGAGACAGGTCTGCTGGTTCCAGTTTTGCCATGAAGCAAACTCACTTTCTTTTTGGAAGTGTCTTCTGAGAGAGCGTCACATCCGGCGCTCTCTCAACAGTATAGAAGAGGCTCTGAACTGGCACGCCTCACAGATTGTAGTTGGGCGGTACCTGACATTGTACCTGTAATTGGTATGCAAATCCGAGCGTGAAGTCGTATTCCACCACGCCGGTAATCGCCGCCTCGACCTTATCCTTGCTCGTGTCGCGCTTGAAGGTCTGGTACTTGGCCGGAAGCGTCCAGCGCCAGTATTCATACAGGTACGTGCCATTCCTTGAGCCGATGAAATTGCCCTGAAATTGCGCGGCAAAAATGGCCTTGCCGTTCTGCTTGAAGCGATTGTACTCGATATCGTTCTGGAAGTCCACCGTTGCGTCAAAGGCCAGCGTGGCAGGCTTGCTTCCGTCGCGCGTCACTCTTGACCAGAACTGATTGCCGTCGCCGGTCGGATAGCCCTTCTGCCCTGTCGAAAGCTTGAGTTTCATGGTCAGGAAGTCGCCGTTTTGCGTGGTGAAGGCTGTGCCGCCGGGCAATGTGTCGATGTAGAAGAGGGCAGGCCAGGAGACATAGGGCATATCGGTTGGCTGCGAGATGGCCGGGAAGGGGTTGGTACCCATCACGGTCTGCGTCGTATCCCCCACCGTAATCATTTCCTGACACTCCCCCTTACAGGTGAGTATCATCTCCTTTTCCTTCTCCCAGTCCAGTTCCGCGTCTTGCCCGATGAAGTAGGGCAAGACCACGCCGTCCGTGCCGTCGAACCACTCTAAGGCCGCGCTCGATAAGCCGATATTGACGCCGTCGTTGGTGAAGGTGTAAATCCAGCAGATGACGCCCGTGATCGCCACAGTGGCGACGTTATCGAGGCCGGAAACCGTGATGCCGCCCGCATTGACCGCGCTGTAGCGTTTCGTCGAGTAGACCAGAGTGTCAGACGCTTTGACGCTGATGGTCTCAGATGCCGCATTGCCGAAATTGTCCGTTCCGGCCACAGAGATCGTGCCTGCCGTGCCATTGCCCGCTATGGCAAAGATCAGGTACTCGCCGTTGCCCACCAGTGTGCCAGAGAGCGTGTAGGGCGCAGCGGATACCGCCGTTGCAGCCATGAGCGTGGTCGGTGTCGCGGGAACGGTGGTCACGACTGGATTATTCGACACATACATGTAGCCAAACCAGAGCGCGCCGGGGTAGAGCGAGCCGTCAAACTTGGGAACATCGACATTTTTGCCCATCTGGCGGAGGCGGATATCCTGCCAGTAGATGCCCCGCGCCTCTTTGGGGCTGTACTGCCCGTATTTCTCTTCCGCGTCCACCGTGCGCGGAAGCAGAAATTTCCCTGCCTGCACGCCGTAGACGGTCAGTGTGCCGTTGGGCGTGCCGCCAAGGCCAAAGCCGGTGAGCGTCAGGCCGTTGGCGCTGACGGAGGTAAAGACTTCCTTTGTCGCGTAGACCGTGAAGCCCTGCCCGTTTTGCGGGGCCAACGCAACGGGATAGGCAATGCTGGTCTGTAAACTGTTGCCCGGCTTTTTGCCCGACGCCGTGATGGAGCCGGTGGCAATGTTGCCCTTGACCACGAAAATCAGATGCATGCCCATGCTACAGAGCGCGCTGGGCTGTGTGGTCAGGCTCATGGTGGCCGCAACTGCCGTCTCTGCCATCAGCAGTTGCATGCCGGGATTGGTTTCCAGCGAGAGTCGTACCTGTCCAAGTAGGGGCGTATTTCCTGTCGTCATTCCTCTTCCTCCCTCCCATCATCCCACGTGGGATGACGCGTGAATAGAGTGCTAGCCGCCGTTACCTTGTGGGGCGGGCGGATTGTCCTGCTGTTGCGATTGATCTGATGATTGCGCTTGCTGCTGGCCTTGCTCGTCCGCATCAGGGGCAAGCGGGGCGATACTGACCACTTGCCTGCTTTGCCAGTCTACGGTGAGAATGCAGTTGGCCGGTTGGATGCCGCCCGCAATGCCTGCTATGGCCCCCGGCGCGGGTAACACGATTTCCTCTTGCATAAGCCCTCCTCTATGATGTCAGGTACAGATTGTATTGCTGGTAGACGCGCACCAGGAATTGATGCGCGCGGTAGATCACGCCGTTTTGCATATCGCGGTAGAGATATTGCTCACTGTCAGGTACAACGACGTTTTTGTAGACATTCTGAACAGGCAAGTTAGCCAGTGCCTTCGGGTTGAGGAAAATCGGAATGATCGCATCGCGTATCAGCACGATGTCCTTCTCCGAGGTCTCCGCGTCGCTGTCGTCCACGTAGGACGTGATGCGAAAGACCGGCTCATCCTCCGCCTTCCAGCCAATCGCCGTCCCGCCCGCGGAATACGGCCCTGCTGTGCCACGCGCTGCCTCAACGGTGGCGCACGGGATGAGGTCGGTCACGTCCTTGAGTCGCCCTTGCATGGCCTTTTTGTAGCCGACTTGCCCGAGCGTGAGCGTGAACGGCGCGTTGGCCAGCAGGGTGACAATCCCCGCGCTAATGCCGCTCGTATTCGGTGCATTCGGACTCGACATGTTAGCCTCCCAAAGCCATCGTGATCTCGCTCATGAAAATAGCATCCACATAGGGCTGTGCCATCTCAACGGCATGCTCTGCCCATGCGATACCGGGGTCAAGCGCATAGAAGCGCCCTAGCCGGTCGGTCATGCCAGAGAAACCGTAGTTGCGCCGCCTGCCATACTCTTTCGTGTTCGTGAGAACGCCCTCAAGCGGCGTGGCCGTCTTCTCCCACGCGGTTTCCAGATCACCATGTGGGTCTTTGAAATGCCCTAACATCCACGCTTGCGCGGCCTGCTCTACCTCGTCCAGCGCCTTGCCCTGAGCGATGAGCAGATGCGCGTCAAAACTCGCTTCCCAGCCCGCGACGATTTCTGAGACAGGCACGCCGTCAAACTGCACGTAAAGGGTTACAGCGGTCATGTTCCCACCTCCCGCACGAGCATCACCTCGACATGTGAGCCGTCCAGATACTGCGGGTTGCCCTTCACGCGGTACTGATAGCCTATCTTCTCATCAATCATCAGGTCAGAGGTACGCACATCGGGAAGCTTGCCAAAGCTGAGCGAATAGGCCATGAAGCTGTTTTGCGGGATGGCGCCACCGCTCGCTGCGATGACCGCTAAGCTGATATTGTCCACCTGGAAGCGCACATGCTCATCGACTATCACGCCGTCGCGCTGGATGGTAAACTTGCTGATCTGGCGCGGGCGAATGACAGGCGCGGGCGGCACGGGAGTCCATGATGGATATTGCTGCGCATAGGCAGCGGTCATGTTGTAGGCAGGCAGGTAAGTATAGGCCCCGTGAATGATCTGGGTAATGCTGTCTTTTTCGGTTGCTGTGGCCGGAATAACGTTCGTGTTCACGGTTGAGGCCGGATTGAGCGTATAGACGAGGCAACACGCGGCCCCGCCTGATCTCAGCGCATCGTACATTTCCCGGATATAGTCGGCTTGCTGATTCCAGGTCACAACCGCTATCGTGCCAGTTCCATCGTCGTACACAGGCCAGCCCGTTTCTGCACACCAGACCTGCACATTCGGGTTGTAGGGTCGCGCAATGCTGAGAATGGTAGCAAGTTCTGTCGCCACTGAAGGCGTATCGCTGTTTTGCGTCATCGGGTCCGGGTTGAAACTGCCATCGCGGTAGTAGTGGAAGTCCAGAAAATCCCCGTTTGTGCCAATGCCACCGAGATAGGTGTAGAGCGCCGTTATCCAGGTGATAATGTGTGCGAGTGCGTTCGTAGGCGTCTTGCGCACGGCGCATACCCCTACCGGACACGCAGGATAGACCGCCTTGATAGCAGGATAGGCCGCGTTCATGACGGGAACAAGCCACTGACTCTGGAGATCACGGGGATTTTTGAGATCCCAGTCCTCATCGCCAATCTGAATGGCCTGTAGCGTGCCATGTCCTGCGAGGCCATTGTAGCGGGCCGCCACCGCCGCTGCGAAGGTGGCGACTGCGCTGGCATTGGGAAGATCGCCCGTGCCAGCAGGTACCGTTGAGCCATCGGCTGCTTTGATGGTGAGATACCACGAGGGCGCGCTTTGCAGGTTCCAGATGAGAGAGATACCGGCGGCGTTGCATTTGGCTACGGCGTCATCAGCGTTTGTCCAGGTATAGACGCCCTGCGCGCGCTCAACATCGCTCCATTTGAGTTGATAGCGCAGGCGCGGCAACATCCCACCCGCCTGCCAGCCTTGCAGATCGGTGATGATCTGCGGGCTAAGCAGAGCAGGGTTGCCGCCGTTGCTTGGCACGTTGACGGTGACGCCGTAGGGAAGTGCGTTGGTCATGGCTTAGAACTCCACCCAGCGCACGGTGACTGACCACTTGCCCGCCGCTGTCGTCGCCGTGTAGACTGCTATCCCACCAGCGGTTGAGGCGGGAATGTAGAGAAACATGCCGGGAGAGAGCATCTCGAGCACCTGTGTTGAGGGGGTCAACACCTCATCCAGCGCGGTGCCGGTTGGCGTCGCGGCAACATTGTGATCCATCGTGACGCCCGACTGTGGCGCAGACCCGCCTGCTTTCAGGTTAACCGCGTTGCCGATATCGTGCGTGACGCCCGAGCCTGTGAGCGTCGCGTCTTTAGCCGTGATGTATTGAAACTGTGAGATTTGTGAGGCGTTGGAGTACATCACGCGCACCGACCAGATCAGCACATTTTTCGCCTGCGTGCCGTCAGCGAACCACTCTGCCGCCTGGTTGGCGGCAGCAATGACCAGGCCGGTAGAGCAGTTAAACGCTTTGCCGTTCAAGATCATTTGCTGGATATCGGTAATCGTCGGCATGGCGTTGGTATCGGCCAGGTCATTGCCACCGAGTTTCTGATGCGTCTGCACAAAGCCGTTTCCATCAAGAGCGGCGTTGAACTTGGTCAGCAGCGTTGCCAGATCGACAATATCGCCCGCCCCGCCCTTGATGGCCGCCTTGCTGCTGGAAACGATGGCAGCAAGGGTATCGAGATCGGCTTTGAGCGCGGTCAGCCGCCCCATGAGCGAGGCAACCGTACCGGCGTCGCCCGCTGTCCCCGCGAGCGTCAGCAGTGTCGCCAGATCAACAACGCTCCCTGCCACGAAATCGCCGCTTTGCGCATTCACGCGCTGATTGGCGACTGGCTCCCCGCTCGTCTGTACCGCGAGCGGCCCATACCAGCGCCCCGATTGCGGATCTTGCGTGGCAGAGGCAGCTTGTGGAATGACAATCCGGTCACTGTTCGGCTCATAGGCCGATGTGAGCGGCTGTGCATTGTCGTCTTGCTGGACTTCGCTCTGTAATCCCATCTCCCACCTCTTCTACCACGCTCTGAGTACATCTGTCTTTAGATAATCAATCGCCTGCTTTTTCCAGCGCGTATCGCCCGAACTGTCCATATTGGTACCGACTTTGAAATGCCGCTTGCCCAGGCTCTGCTCTTGCACGCCGCCCGGATTCTGCTGAGCGGCCAGCAGATCACAGACCAGAAAGATAGAAGCCAGACGAATGCGCCCTGGTAGGCTCCCCTGGCCGTAGCCCGCCGTGTAGGTCAGGGTCAGATCACCCGTGATATTCGAAGAATGCGCCGTTGGCACGATAGGCACATTCAACACCTGCGAATTTCCATCCCCTACTGGCACGAGCGCCGGGACTTTGACCGTCTTGCCCCCGTTCTCGATAATCGCCTGTGAGATGTCATAGCTTGTCGCTATCCCGTAGCGGCTAATCTGCACACTGGCAATGGAAGCCACCGGAAAGCGTTGTGGGCGTATCAGCAATTGCAAGTCCTGCGAAACGGCGGCTTGTAGCGATGGCACGGGCAGCGTCTCCGTGTAGGTTGCCTGCCACCGCGACTGGAAACAGATCACGTTTTCCAGTGTGTCCGCCGCGTCTACGCACTCCTGAGCGAGCGAGCCGTCCGTTCCGTCGCTGATAAGCAGGACGCCGTTGCTATGCGCAAATTGCAGAGCAGAGACGCTGATGCTGGTTGCTCCTACCACCGCCTGAGCAGTCACGCTCAATTTCTCCGTATTTGGCCCGTCGAAAATCCACAGGGCGTCATTGACGTTTAACTGTATCGTGAGGCCGGGCGCTTGTAGAGTGAGCGATGTAGCACCTGCGCTGATATTGCCTGAGAGGTACAGCACATTGCCTATCAGGTCATCCGTATCGAGTCCTGATGGGTATTTCGCGACATCCAGCGGTGTACAGTAAGCGGAAACCACGACTCACCTCAGAGAGAGGAGTGTTGCCAGAAGCAACCCGGCAACACTCCACTAGCAGGCACATCCTACGAACCGACAATGCCGTTGATGATGCCCCAGAAACCGAGGCACTGATTGATGAAGCTCTCGTTGCCAAACGCCGTCACGGTTGTCTGAGTCTGATGGCTCTGATCGGGCAGGTAGACGCGGGAATACAATTCGCGGTTCACACCCACGCGCACGGGCGGGCCATCAACACCCAATGCTGGTTGTGGAAGCTCCATGCTGCCAAAGATCAGCGTGCCTTGCATCAGATACGGGGCAAGACGCACGTTGATGAGCTTCTTGGTGATGGGGTTGAGAATCTTGCTTACGCGGTAGCCAATCGCGAGACTCCCCTGATCGTCGCCGCCGTCGGCGTTGAGGTTGATGCGCACATTGGAGGCGGAGGCCACGATTTTGGTGAGCGAGGTCTGATCTTTCGCGCCGCACCACAGGTCATCGGGGTCGGCATGCGCGTTCTCGAACATGGTTTCCAGATGGTTGCTGATGTCCAGCGCGGTCAAGAGGCCATTGGCGGCGGGCTGGGTGATAACCGGGGTGAGGCCGCCTGTGCCAACGGATGAGAGGCTGCCCTGGTTGCGATACAAGAGCGCCTGCGCGCCGTCGAAAGTGAGCGGAATACCGCTGGAATTGGCGTTGGTATCGACGCTGAGGTAGGGCAAATTGGTGCCGTTGGTGTTGGCGGTGACAACGGAACTGTAGGCCGTGCCGGAGGTCACGACGCTATTGATCTGTACCGTCTGATTGCCTTTGGAGAGGCCAGCAACCTGCAAAGGCGTCGCGGCGGCGGCAAAGTTGGACGCCCCCTGCTTCCACATGGCGCTGTTGGCCGGCTGTGAACTGCCAGAGCCGACGTAGACGTTGTAGCCCGTCACGCCAATGCCCTGCGGTAACTGGAACAGGGTAATGCTGATGGCGGTATTCGTGGAGCCATCAACCACGACTTTCTGAATGCTCGTACCCAGCGTCTCACCGGCGCTATTGGAGCCGCCAACGGTGTTGTAGGCCGTCACGATGACCCAGTATGTCCCCCCGGCCAGCGAGCCGCCAGGAACGGCAGAGACGAGCGGCGGCGGCGGCGTCCACATCTGCTCAGCAGAGTTGAGCAGCCAGCACTCCTCGATCTGCTTCCATGCCGGAATGAGGTTGGCCTGTGCCATTTGCAGCACATCCCCCACAAAGGACTCGCCGTAGATGATGTCCTCATCCATCACGAGGTCAGACCACGCGATTTGCTTTGCCTTGAACTTGAGGTTTTTGTAAGCGTAACTCCCGCGATTCGGCGTGCCTTGCTGACCCAGAATGCCGCCAAGCACGGTCGGGCCGGAGCCGCCGAAGTAGTCCAGCACGGTACGCAGATTGATTTCATCAATGCCCTTGCCGGTTTTCGTAAAGGGCAGGCGCGGCATGCGGTTGCTAAAGGGTGTCAGCAGTGGAATGATGAATTTCAAGCCCGGCTCTAAGTAGTAGCCGACGTTGTTGGCATTGTTACCGGTGTAGGCTTGATCGCGCTGGACTCCTGAGCCTGCCTGATCGCCTTGCGGGCTATTGGCCTGCCTGAGCGCGTCCAGCGCCTCCTGTGAGATGCTGCGTTGCACATAGCCGGTGTTCATGAACTGCTGCGCCTGCTGCAAGGCTTGCGCGTCCTGAGAATTGTCGATTTCCTCAAGTACGCCCAACTCTGTGTGAATGGTTTTCCCCACGTCCTCCTCCTCTTCCTCTCCTCGGAAACTGTCTGATAACCTGAAAGAATGTTCTACTCATTGATCGGGCGCATAAATGCCGCCGCCGCCGTGACTTGCTGCTGTGGCGTCATTTTTGCCGGGCTAATCAGGCCCATTTCGGTCGCGCGGCGTACCACCGTCGCCCTGTCCATGTCCTGCTCTGGCGCTCCCTGCTGAGGGTCGGTCGCCAGTCGCTTATCAGGCGCACGCAAGGCAGGCCCGCCGGGCGCTGGCTGCTTTGCCATGCGGCTTACCGTCTCCTGAATGCTCGTGAGTATCTTCGCGAGGTCAGGAAGTTGTGCGAGCAGGGCAAGTTGCGCCTGTAGCGGGGCAAGCGCACGCTCTACCGCTCCCTCGTCCGTGTGCAGGGCTTCCAGCGTGGTGACTGTGCCATTGCCTCCGAGCGTTGCGGCCATATCCCCTGCAATGGCCTGATAGCGGCTGAGAGCAGGGGCTAAGCGGCGTTCCACGGCTGCGACAACGCGCTCTGCCATGTCTTCTGCATCGTCATCGGGGTCAAGTTCACTATCTACGCCGGGTAAGTCCACATCGCCGTCGTTATCGGGGTCAAGGGCGGCAAGCATGGCCGCGCACTCGTCACAGGGACAGGCGGCGGTCATCTGGCGGGCGCTCATGAGGGCGGAGTCACGGGCAGCGTGCATCTGATTCATGCGATCAGCGGAGACAGCAGCGCCTGCGCGGGAAACGTCTTCTTGCGCCTCGGCACGCTCAGCAACTTCAGCCAGCACATCCGTATATGAGCCGTCGGCGCGCACGACCTCGATATTGCAACCAGGGGAGCCGGGAACATCCACCAGCGAGATTTCGGCATAATCGAAATCGTAATACATCGGCACGGTTTGGCCGTCGCGCTGCACGAGCTTGACCTTGTAGCCGGGTTTGAGCTTCACGGAAAAGCCGGTGAGAATGCCCTGCTCGATTTTTGCGCACGTATCCGGCGCGCCTGCACGAGAGACGCCCGCCTCTAAGATGATGCGCTTGTTGTCATTGTCAGGAATCCAGGTGATGCGCCGCCCGACCGCCTTTTTGTCGTCATGCTGCTCTCTGACGTTGCCCGGCCAACGCGCCATCGCTCGCTTGGAACTTTCGTAGTCGAAAATCGTCCTGTAACTGTCAACTGCGTCACTCGTGCATTGCCCGCGCACAACCAGCAGGCCGTCTTTATCAGCAGCTCGGGTAATCGGGAAATACATCTGCACGTCGCGGTCTGTGGCGGGAAGCCCTGCATCTACGCCCATCGTTCGCTCTCCTTTATCCTCTCCATCGTCCTGCTCTCCGAAAGAGCGTTGGCGCGCCTCGATACGCTTGCCGATAATGGCCTGCTCTTGCGCCGAATACTGCTCTCGGTTGGAAGCATCACCCCAGCGAGAGGCGGCGTTATCGGCGTGGGCTTTGTCTTTCATGGGGTAGCGGTAGTTCACGGGGTCTGCAAAGTCGTCATCAGGGACATCCGCAAATTCCGAGGGTTTCGTGACGGCCCCACCCGCTTTTATGGCAATGCCGTATTTCTTTGCGCGCGCCTCTTGCGCCTGCTTCTCCGCATCGGCGGCGGCGCGGCTCACTTGCTTGCCCATCCTCCTCTTCCCTTCCAACCTCAACCAATGAAAAGAGCCGATCTGACAAACTATCAGTCGGCTCTAAAGGCTCTTTCCAACAGTATAGCAAATAAGAGGAAATGGCTGGCTTTCCTGGACAATAGAAGTGGCGTGTGGATGTGGTAGTTCGGTAAACAAAGCGCCAGCCACCTGTCAACAGTATAGCAGTCACAAAAATACCGCTAACTGCCGTGCTACCAGTTGGCGGTATCGTGTAGGGTTCCGTAACTCAATGGATATATCCAGTAACCACGCCCTCATGCGCTCTCGTCTGGTTCGCGCTCAACGGCTACCCCGTAGCGCAGGCCCTCGATGACGTGCCAGGGGATGCAGTGCGATTTCTGGCAAGCTTTACACCATAAAAAGATGCCTCGACTGCTGACTCTGGCGAGCCGCTTGCCTGATTTCAGGCAGTTGAGGTCACGCGCTGGCGTGTTGCGGTTCTGTACTACCTCTTGTGGGTAGAGCGTGCCTGAGTACAGGACACCCTCATGCTCTACCTCAACCGCAAGCGTGGGCGGGCTATCAGCATGGGCAACGACGCCATGTTGCCCATCGATACGGTGCGAGCGCGCAGCGGGGGCATATTTGCCGGGGTCGGTCTCGCCTTTGATGAGATGGGCTATATCAGGTAGTAGTCGTTTCTCGTTCATGTGTTCTACCTTCCTATCCAGTGCCACGTCCTCGGTTGTGGCGTTCCGTTCATGGAGTGCTTCCTGTCGAGTGGCACATTGAGTTCTTGACGCGGCGGCCTGCCCACTTCAAACACCTGTAAATCGGCATTGTCACCATGCAGACCGATAATGAGGGCGGCAAGCGTGTTCAGGCCAGCATCGACAAAATAGACCACTTCACCGACGCGAATCATGTTCGGAGCAGGAACCGATATGCCGTAGAAGCCGTGTTCACTCATTTGCTTGCCTCTTCCACGAGTGTCAGAAACGTCGCCTCGTCCATCGTGACGACGTGGGCGGCAATATCTCCATTCAGATAGCGCGTCTCTTCTTCCATCTTGCAGATGGCAACGAGCGGGTTGAGTCCGTGAACATTCTCCACAACTCGTTTCTGGATTGCGTCCGCTTCTTCATAGGAGAGTCGTCGCTCGATACGCCAGCATTCCAGCAGTTGCAGGAACATAAACGCCTCTTCCTGCGTCATGCTCGTATGCAAGGCCAACTCTATTGCTTCCTCTGCAATCATCGTCTCCTCTCCTCTTCCATGGCCCATTCCAGCACCACCATTGCCAGCCCTGTGAGCAGTGGGACGAGGGTAAGGGTGAGCAGGAAAAGCAAGGTGGTCATGATGTCACCATCTGGAGTTCGTGCTGGCAATTCGGATGAGCGGGAAAATCGGGAATGCTCGCCACTTCAGCAAGGCTGTAGGAATTGCCCGCGTAGTCTTTGCAAAAATCGCTACTGCTTTCTGATGGGACAACTTCCACCCGTATCCGTTCCAGATTGCTAGCCGTATCCTCATCAATGAGATCACCTACGTCCTCGTCTTCCTCGTCCGCTTCGCTCTCAGCAAGCACATCCTCGACAAATGCCCTGGTGCCGTCGTTTGCGCCCTTGCCCCATGTGGCGTTGGTGATTTGCGGGGCTTTCCAGGTGATGAATGCTTTCACGCCGCCACGTATGCCGTTTGCCAGCGCAATGGCGTTGATCGCCCCGCCTACGAGCGAATCGGCAAAAGCCCGTTCCTGTTCCGTCGAGGTGGCTATTTGCTCCTCAATAATGCTGCGCACGCGCTCCTCATAGGTACCCGCAATGCCCTCGACTTGCTCTTTTGCCCATTGCGTTGCCGCTTTCGCGTCCTGCTCTGAGGGCGTCCACGGCTTGTACAATCGTACAAGGTGTTGCGTCGTGGCTACCGCTTTCTGATACGCCTGCGCGCGGCTTTGCAGGTACGCCTCTGCGAGTAAGCGGGTGAGACGCTGCTTATCGTCGGGCGTGAAGGCGTAGGCAGCTACGAGAGCATCGAGACGAGACATTATTTCTTGCCTATCTCGATACATGCCCCTAGAATGCCGATAAGCAGGACGATCAGGCCAATGATGTAGAATATCCATGCAACCGCAAGCGGGACGGGCGCAACTTTCGGAAAGCCAATCAACACAAGTCCGCAAAAGAGCAGTCCCATTGCTACCCCGAAGTTAGACAGGTCGTTGTGCTGTTTCATGCAGAGTCATCCTCTCTCAGTTTCTGCTCACCCCGTCGCGCTACCTGCTCAAAAAGATCAGCGATACGTTGTGCCAACTCTTCACGGCTGGCAAAAGCCGCGTCTGCTGATCTGGCAACACGCTCTTGCTGTAGTCCTATCGGGAAATCATAGTGCTGATTGCCGATAGCGAGTGTCAGCACATCAAAGACGAGCGGAAGCGCAGGTACATTATCAATCGGCATGGGCGCGTCCTCTGGGATGTAGGCAAGGGTGATATGCGGCTGGTAGTCGAAGTCATTAGCCACGCCGTAGCCCGCCTGCTCCAACACGCTGACAAGTTCTCGTCGCCAGTCCTGAAGTCCGGGGCAATTGACGAGGGCAATCACCGGAGAGAGGCCATCAGAACTCTCAGATGCTGCGAACCGCCCGAACCCGCCTGTTTGCCCTTCCAGGGGATGCATCCGTTTTGCGAACAGGTCAAGTATCTGCACAATCATCTCTGGCGACTCAGCAGGGTTGCGCGTGCCTATCGGCTCATCCGTGCTTCCCAGATAGGCCAGCGTGCAGTGCATCTCGCTGACAGGAAGTCCATCAGGCAAGGCTAACTGCTCTGCAACTTCAGGTTTGAGCATGAATGCAATCATCATACCTGTCTCTGCATAAGTAGCAGCAACGCGCTCAGCACGCGCTACCCGTTCCTGTGTATCGCCCTGCCCCTCGTCGCCTGACTCATCCCCTGATTGCGCGCTCTCCGATTGTCCCTGCTCTGCCCCTGCTGTGTCGTCTGATTGCCCCTCGGATGTCTCTTCCGTGTCCGGTGTGCTATCCGGCGCATTCCCCTCTTCTGGCTTTGCGGGCTTCGCAGGTTGAGGCGGCGCGAGCAGGTTGTGCATCTGGGCAAGTTGCACTTCCTTGTTGGCAAGGTTGGCAATGACGAACGGGCCGGATTGCGTCATCACGAAGGCCGGGACCTCCACCTGCGTCGGCAGTTGCAACGCTTTGGCCGCGTCTGAGGGCGACTCAATGCCAGAGGTGACGAGCGAGACGTGCGCAGCAGAGAGCGCGTTGAAATCTTGCGCCTCTTCATAGCCGCAAAACTCGAAGATGAAGCGCGGGTCGCCAATCACGTTCTTGAGGATGTGGGTGAAGAGGCGGCTAAACGTCTTTGCGGTGGGACGCACGGTGCGCCGAAACATCACGCCGCGCTGACTCTCGCCGGTTGAGCGATTCACGTCATCGGTAAACGACAGATCAGCCATCGTCGTCCCGAAACTTCCGCAGGCCATGTTGAGCAGGAACTGATCGAAGTCAGTGAGGATGGGGTCCTCGTCAAACTTGGTGAATTTGGTGCCGGGAAGTCCCACGCGGGCCTGAGCGCGCTGGGCGTCATTGCCTGCGTACATGGCATTCCACATTTGCCGGTACGCCTCCAGGTCTGAGGGCGTCCAGCCCACGATATCACCGGGCACCTCGATAAAGCCTGCGGGCATGTTGCCATACGTGAAGCGGGCCATGTCACGCGCCTGCTTGCGGATGGCCATATTGACGCGCATGATGAAGTTCTCGACGCGCGAGAAGCCGTAGAGGCTATTAGAGCGGTGCGTCTCGCGCATGTAGATCATCTCATCGGCGGTGTACTCGCCTGCGGGCGCGCCGTAGAGGTACTGCTCATAGGCGGGCCAGGGGGGTGAGGGGCGCTGGCCTCTGGCATCGACAAGCGGCTTGATCGTCGCGCCGTCCACCAGTTCCAGCGCGTAGAAATCCCCGTCGTTGGTTTTGTGAATGTACCAGGCGACGGCATCGATCTCCAACCGGTCACGCAGCGCGGCCTGACAGAGATCGAGAATATCGGTCACGCCGTCCGGCTTCTCGAACATAGCCTCGTACTTGAGGATATCATCAAGGTAGTCATCCTCGCTCTGCCCTTCCTTCAGCAGGTGCGGGCCTGGTACCACACGCGGCTCCAACCCCCGCCACACATCGTACCATGCTTGCTCACAGAGTTGGATAGCATCGTAGGAGACGGCGAGATCGCGCAGTTCGTCAAAGCTGGTGCGCTCGCCGATGCGCGGCTGCTGGTAGATGTTGATACCCGGCGTGTAGGGAAACAGACGCGGCGTCGGGCCAAAGAGCGGCGTCGGTAGCAGAGGAATGCCAGGGTTGAAGGCTTGATTGGCCGTGAAGGGGCTTTGCTGGATGCTATTGTTTTGCTGAACGGATGTCGCCTGCTGTTTGGTTGCGACATTTGGGCGTCGGTTTGTGTTGCCGCGCCCGCGTCCTCTGTTGCGTTTGCCCATGTCCCCTCTCGTCCCTTCCCACCTGTCTCTCAACAGTATAGCAAGGGGTGCATAATAGAGAGGTAGGTGTTGACATAGCCCCATGCGCAGGTGGGTGAAAACGGCGCAAGCCTCTCAAGGTGTAGGAGAGGCATTTTTATGCCGCCTGATTGCCCTGCTGCAACTGACTATATTCGCGCATAAAGTCAAGATAGGACGCTGCCGATTGACGCGGGGAAGCGGCGGCAAAGTAGGCCAGGGCCAGACTAATCACGGCGTCATCGTGCGCGCCTTTGGGGGCTGAGTAGGTGAGTTGACGGCCCGGTGTCAACTGGTATTCAAAGATACGCAGTTCGTTCAGCAGCACAGGAATGTCAGGAAACGAGAGATCACGGTTCTGAATACCGAGTTGCAACTTTTCGATGAGTGCCTTTTTGCTGGCATGGGTGAACAGGTAGCCCTCTGCCGTGAAACCACGCTTCCTCTTCAACGCCTCAAGGAGCGGATCACCGACGCCGGTCATATCCATCAGCACAAAGGCATGGAACTGGACGGCAAGCTTAGAGAGCATCTCGAGTTGCACAGTGTAGTCGATCTGGTTGGAGCGATACCAGCGCCTGACCACACGGCGCGCCGTCGCGTCCATGAGCGTGATGACGCTGAAATCTTTGTACTTGGCCGGGTCAAAGCCGATAACGTATTGATGGCCCGCCTCTGGCTGGTAGTTCTCATCCAATACACCACTGATGCAGGCATCAACCCCTTTGAAGACGCCGGCGCCGTGTTCCAGAAACTCTGCCTCATATTCCTGCTGGTAGGCGTCCTCCGGCAGTTCCTGCTTTGCCGCCTCAATCGCTGAGCGCAGGATATACGGGTTGTCAGACGTGCGGGCATGAAAGCTTGCCCACTCTGGATATGCCGGGTCATCGCCTCGGATGAAAAGCTGGTAGAAGAGGTTACGGCCTTTGGGGGTACCAATGATGAGGGCGCGGCCATTGGTGTCAGTGAGGGCGGCATAAATTGCATCCGTCCAGACTTTCGGGTCGTGCAGCGCGTCGCCCGCCTCGTCCACGACAAAGAAATGGTAGCCCTCGCCACGTATCGAATCAGCGTTATCGGCGCTGAAGAACTGGATGATGGAGCCGTTGGCAAACTCAAGGCGTAAGTCGCTGTCGCTCTTGCGCACGATGACGCCCTGCGATTTTGCAAAGGCGCGCCGGATGAAGCGATAGGCAATCTTGCTCTGGCGAAACCAGGGCGCAACCCAGCCACAGTTGCTGTTCGGGTGATCTAACGCGAACTTGACGATCTCATTGCAAGCCATGAGCGTCTTGCCGTAGCGACGCCCACAGGCCACGACGCGAAAACGCTTCTTACTCTTGTGGATTTTCCACTGGCCGCGATGAGGCTGATAGAGAGTGATCTTGCCTTTACGGACAGGCGGGGGTTGCTTCTTGCCGACGAATGGGGGAAGCGCGGCAAAGAGGAGAAGAAACCAGAGGGCGAGAGGCGCAAACATTAGCCCTCTTCCTCGTCGCCCTTATCCGGTAGCATGCCGCCGCCCCATTCAGTGACGAACTCGATAGGGCCACCATCTTTGCCGGTGTGTTCGTTGGAGACGCGCTCTTTGTACTTTTCTGGCATATTGGCCTTCAGGAGCGTGATGAGGACTGACGGCGCATACTTGCGCTCTATGATCGGCTCTGTTCGGGTGAAGATAACGCGCCCGTCTTTGTCGAGTTTCGGATTGCCATGCTCATCAAGTACCGGCTTCTCTTTATAGACAATATGCCCCTGACTCACCACGTAGGAAGGAATGCCCTCAACCGCTTGTGAGTAGGCGGCGTATTCGAGGGTATCGTTACGATCTTCCTCAGCATCAGGCAGTTGCGCGGCAAACTCAGGGTCGTTATCACGCCAGTTCTTGAAGGTTTGGCGCGAAATACCCGCCGCTTTACAGGCCACCTTGACGACGCCGTGCTTGCCTAACGCCCTCAGAAACGTCACTTGCTTCTTTTTGCGTTGCTCAGGCGTAAGGGGCTTATATTTGGCATTAAGGGCGTCAATCTTGTCAATGTCCTGCTCGTCCGCCACGCGCTCACCTCACCTCATGCTCATCCCGCGACAAACAAAAAGCAGCACAGGACTTGCCCATGCCACTTCTGCTTGTCGCGTTCGCACCGACGCCCTCGCCTCTCACTCCGCCTCAACCCTTGCCACCTCACCACAGACGAGCCGTGGTGCTATCAACAGTATAGCAAGCGACGGAAAACGTTCCTGAGAGAGATAAGAAAGATGAAGATTTTGGCATGCTTCCTGAGCAATCTCAATCATATCTCAACCTGCTATCCCTTCCGCAACTTTTGCGATACAATACAATCGGTGGAGGAAAGCCGCTTGACGGCGACGTTGACGGGAGGAAATATGCCACGCACTGCTGTAAAGAAAACGCAACCTGCTGATGATCTCTCTGCTGATGAAGAGGCTTTAGAAAAAGTTGAACCCCGCTTTGATCGCGCACTCGATACCTACCTTCGTGAAATCAGCAGCCATCCTCTGCTTTCTGCCTCTGAAGAGGTGGCGCTGGCTATCCGTATTGAAGCGGGCGACGAGGGCGCAAAACGGCGCATGATCGAATGCAATCTCCGCTTAGTGGTCTCCATTGCCAAACGCTATTTCTCCGCGCTCGTCGGCATGACCTCGCTTGATCTCATCCAGGAGGGTAATCTTGGCCTGATACGCGCTGTGGAGAAGTTTGATTACCGGCGCGGCTATCGCTTTTCCACGTATGCGACCTGGTGGATACGGCAGGCCGTGCAGCGCGCAATGGGGGAGAGCCAGCGCACCATCCGGCTGCCCGTGCATATTGCCGAGGAAGTGGTCGCCTTGCGCCGTGCGCAGACGCGCCTCTTTGTGCAACTTGGGCATGAGCCGGGCGTAGCAGAGTTGGCCCTGGCCCTGAAGATGAGCGTGGCGCATGTGCGTGACCTGCTGGACTGGCAAGAGGATGCCGTGTCGCTGGATGCGCCCATTGCAGAGAGCGAGGATGGCTTCTCTTTCGCCGATATCATCGAGGACAGGGCAAGCGCGCCGCCTGATAGCCTGAGTCAGCAGAGCGAATTGCAGGCCCTGATAGCCGCCGCGCTTACCCACCTCGTACCACGTGAACGGCAAATAGTTGAGATGCGATTCGGGCTTTCGGGCCGCGACAGTTGCACACTGGAAGAGGTAGCAGAGGTATTCGATCTGACGAAAGAGCGCATTCGCCAGATCGAGGTCAGGGCGCTACAGCGTGTCCGGCAACTGCTGGGCATGAGAGCAGTTGAGTTGATGGAGAGCGCGTAGGCAGATCACAAAGAAAAGCGCGTCCAGATCAGCACTGGACGCGCTTTTGCGCGGCTCACTCTCAAGATAGCATGGGTGTCAAGTCACGGCTCTCGCTCGCGCCATCGGTCTGCTGTGGTGTGACGCAACACGGGACGCACCACAGGCCCTTCCCGTGTCTCCCACTCAGGGACGCCCTCTTTGCGGTAGTCAGCCATGATGCGCCCTGGCTGCTGGTAGGGGTCAATCACGATGCGGGCGGCGTCGGTATGGCGCTCTCGGCTCTCCGCCTGACAGTAGTAGCAGATGAGCGTACCAGGGCGTTTCGCGTCACGCACCAGGCGTGCATTGTGGCGCTCGCAGCACTCCTGATAGACGGGGGCGGGTCGCTCATTGCGCGCCGCCTCTTTACCCAGGCGAAAGAACTGACGCGCGGCATCTTCAAAGGCGACGACACGCGGGCGACGGCGGCGCGTTAGATGGAGCAGTCGACGAAACCAGAATGGGCGCATATCTCTCTCCTTCCTACTCAGCATCAGAATTGCTTCCCTCACAATCCTCACAGTAGACTGGCGTTGAACCGTCCCAGATTGCTTTGGCTTGCGGGCCGTCGAAGTCGTGTGCATCATACCAGCACCCATAACAGAGCCAGAAACCACAACGTGCGCAACGCCTGAGATGAACATTTGTCCAATGGCAAATGCTACATATTTCCATTTCTCACCTCACTTGCCGCCTGCATGCGCAGCCAGATATCCACCCCTGCGCACGCTTGCCGGATAGAGCAGCCGGAGGATGCCAGCCACTCGACGTAGGCCACGAAATCATCCATTTCTCTCTGCTCCGGCGCAATGCCCGCTCGTGGCCTATCCGGCGCGAGCCATGCCCGTAGCACTGTGCAGACGAGCGGACCGTAGAGCGCAGCGGTAAGCATGGCCAGCCACAAAGCAAAGAAGCATGCAAGCGTTCTTATCAACATTGTACACCTCACTCTTTCCAGTCACGCAGATGCGCGGGAATGTAGCGTTTCACCGCTTGATAGCGTTGTTCCTGCTCAGGCGTCCCGCGAATATCGCAGGCATCGCCAACAATTTCTTGCTCCGCTGGTCGCAGGCGTCGTTTCAGGTGATAGGCTCTCCCTGACCACTCTTCCCACTCTCCGAGGTCGGCATCCCCTACGCCTTTCAGCGCCTCGAAGGCCATGCGCCGGAGGAACTTGCGATCAAACGGTCAGCACCACGTCGTGTGTGCCGCCGACGTAGTGGAATTTCGGGTAGAGCGTTTCCACTGCCAAGCGGCAGGGGTGATCTATGGCTGTTTGCTGATGTTCGTTCATCTCTTTCTTGCTCATCTTTCCTCCAATTTCCCTACGGCGAGCAGCCGTTTCAAATCATCTCGATAGACTTCCGTTATCCGGTACCGCAAGCCCTTCACCTCGAAGACTTCCCCGATCTTGCCCTGTGCTGCCTGAAGTTGCACGTCGGTGGCATTGCGGGCAAGCAACTTGTGCATCTCGGTTGGTGTCGGTAGTGGCTTGACGGTTGTGGTCAGTCCGCGCATAGTTCCCCCAATTCTCTCCGCCTGTTCTCAGGCAGGCGATTCTTCCGTTTGTTGCATTTCTGCAAGAAAGCGCGACTTCCAGGCGTTCGCAGTAGAAGGTGATTTGCCGATCAGCGTTGCCAGTTCGCGTGCAGAAATGTTCGGATTCTTGTACACCGCTGCGCGCGCTTTCTGTTCAGGTGTTTGCTGTTTTGCTGTACGGCGCACTGGACGATGGGTGTGCAGTGGCGTGATCTTTGCGCTGTTCACCACAGGTAGCTCTTCGGTGTTCGGTTCCTGTGCAGTTTCGTGTGCAATCGTCTCCGCTACATCGGCCTGTGAAGGCCGATCAACGGGTTCGGACTGTACACTGTGCTGTGCAGGTGGCTGTTCGATCTGGTGTGCAGTTTCCTGTTCGGTGATTGCACAGAGAGACAGGAAATCGAACACCGTTTTCGGATGTACAATGTGCAGTTTTGGACGCCTGATCTGTACAGTGGTCTGCACATTTTGCACGGGCAACTGCACACGTGCAGTCTGTTCGATTTGTGCAGGTGGCTGTACACTTTGCTCTGTTTTGAGCAGATGTACCACGCGGCCATAGAGTACCGAACAGATGGAACGCGCAACCACCAGCACAATCTGAATGCCTGTTTGCAGAGCTTCAGGAATAGACACCACATGCTCAATGCCCACGGTCACGACGCCCACGAGCATAATGCCAATCAGCACATAGGAGAGGCGTCGTGCCTGCATTGCCCCTTCCTCATTGCCCTCCTTTTTTGCTTGCCGGGCCAGCTTTGCCAGCGACAGCCCGCCCACGTCCAACGCGCCCATCTGGACGAGGAACATCCACAGCGAGAGCGTTTCCGGCAAGTGGACGCCAGGGTAAAGCTGCGCGCAACTGTAGAGTACCGTTGCGTAGAGGATGATTTCTGTCGCTTTGCCGGCCAGGCCCATGAACCAATCGGTGAGGGCCGTGATATAGTCGCTGTGCTTGAAGCTGTGCCATATCGCTTCAAGACGGGGGTGCTTTCCCTGTTGCTGAAAGACTGCCATACACTATTCCTTCCTGCGATGTACTTTCTACCAGAACCAGCCTTTGCGCTTTGGATGATCCTCTTCCTCGTCTTCATCCCCGCCAGGGAAGCCCGCTACCTTGTCAGACAATTCGTAAAAGAGATCGCACTCTTCTTCTGTCTGAGGCACCTTCGACTCATCAAATGTTTCGTCGTACAGTTCGTAATAGCGGTTCAGTTTCGCCTCAACTTCATCCGTTGACATCGGCACTGAGAAATCAATCAAGCCACCTTTGCCGAAGAGTTTCATGTCATACCGCGCTTTCTGGCTTATAGCCCTGCTTCTCGAATAATCCGTGACGCATCGGCAAAGTACCGATTGCTCTTTTTCATCTCTCTCAGCACCTTGTCAATGCTGCCTAGTCCTTTGTACAGATCGATCACACGTTGCTTTTCAGTTTCCGTAAAGCGGTAGTCGCGGGGAGTGGCTTCCGACTGCTCGTAGAGGGGCTTCCCTGAATTTGCAAGGCTACCCGTGACGGTAGTGGAGGCCCAGAAACCGCGCTCATTCTCATCGTCCCGGTAGTCGCTCCCCGCGGCTTCCTCGTCCTCTACAGGCGATTGGAAGCCAGTTGGCCTTCCTACCGGCTCATAGGTAGACGGGCCGAGCAACTGGTAGAGCGCCGCGTTATCCACATACGGCACACGTGCCAGGCTGGCTTGCTTTACATTCTCCGCTCGCAGCATCACCACGCCTTTGCCCAGTCCTCCATCGTCTACTGTCCCCTTGACATCTAGGAGCGTGCGCGCCGTCGTCGGGTCGCCGCCCACATAGACCGCCGTGCGGAAGCAGTCCCTGACCGCGCCGCCCTCTTCCTTCATGACCGTCCTCACCAGGAAGTCCTGCGCCGCCGTCACGAGGAATAGTCCCACTTTGCGCCCTTCCCGCAAGAGATCGGCCATGTAGCCAGGGGCTTCAGGGACATGCTTCACAATGGCCGGAAGTTCGTCCAGGACAATATAGAATGGACTGCCTACGGGAAGCGAGTGCGCGTAGCGTTCTAGCCGATTAGGAAGCATCTCCTGAGCCACCTTGCGCAAGTATTCCCCAATCACACGGTAGTCTCGACAGCGCATCGGATTATCGTAGAGATACGGCTCAAAAGGCGTCCAGTCCTCGTTATGCGCGATGTCATAGCGGGTATAGTGGGGATTGAGGAGCAGGACGCTCGCGCCGACGAAACAAAGTTGCGCAACGAGGAGACGGATTAAGACGCTCTTGCCGCCGCCGGTTGCGCCCGCCAGTGCCACGTGACACAGGCCCTCTGCACTGGCTATCGCTTCCCGCTCTCCTGGTAAGTATCCGAGGAGAATGCGTTCAGCAGATGGGCGAAACGTAGTGAGTGCCTGCGAAAAAGTACGCATGGCAGGCACGGCAAGCGTTGTCTCGATAGCCTCTTGCTTTGGGCTGGCTATCGGCTTGTGAATGGGGGCGACGTGAACCCATTGCCCGTCTGCACTCTCACGAACCAGCATGCCGTACTGCGCAATGGGAATTTGCGTCATGGCCTGAAATTCTCGCAGGCTCTGCTCGTGCAGAGCTAAATCGAGCCTGCGCGTGGCAAGCGCACGGGAATGCTCAGCCGTCTTCATGGCCTGATAGCCTGGATGCATCCGTAAGGCCAGGTGCTTGCGGGCCGCGCGCGTTTTTGCCTGCGTTCTGTCATGCCACCAGGAGAAGATGACAACGCCCGCCGCGACGAGCGCGACGACGGCAATGAAGCAGAGATATTCAATCATATCAGCGTCCTTTTGCTTTGTCCTACAGGGCCGCGCTACCAGGACACTGAATCGTTACAAAGATACGCAACAGGAACATAGAAAGCCACAACCTTTCTATGGGAATGGCTCTGAGGTGTTCACAGCGCCTCAGAGTGCGTTACTCCCCGATTGATCTACGGGCCGGGACTCTTTCAGTTTATCCAGTTCGGATTTCCGAAAGCGCACGCGCTCTCGCCCGTAGTCAACACGATACTTCCTGAGTTTTTTCTGTTCCACGTAGCGTTCCAACGTGCGTCTGGAAACGTTCAGGTAAGCCATCGCTTCCTTTGTGGTCAGTTCCGTGTCAGCATGTTCGCTCAATACGTCCTCCCTTCACTCAGGGTATAAGCAAGCATAACATATTTTGTCGCATTGTGCAACATCTTGACGTATCAAGTTTTCTATGCTATGCTTCACATGACGTATGTTGACACATATTGACACACTACACAGGGAGTACCGATATGGCAAGCCTCGTAATGGTAGCACATCAGGTGATGATGCTGCATCCGACCTGCTCGCTGTTCCTGTTGCTGGCCTATGCCGCGCTTCTGGGCATAGGCTGGTACCGCTTCTTTGCCCTCGCTATGGTGCCTGCCCCGGTGTCCATCCTGTTTCAGACGAACACCGGGACTGCACTTGTTAAGGTTCGCATCCACTTGCTAGAAGTGGCATGGCTACGGTGACGCACTACGAAACTCGCAAGCAGATCGGTGCCAGCTCACTGCCTGCTTCACACACAACGCGCTACAAGATGATCTATCGCAACACGGTCTCCCGTGGAACCACACTGCTTCCATACCGTGCTAACGCCTCACCTATCGTGAGTTGACCGAGTGCCACTGGCCTGACGAAATGTCGCTCCATATGCTCAGCATCAAAATGGCAGAGACAGGTTTCGTGCTGACAAAATGGGCGTTCGTCGGTATGTTCCACCTGTGGCGTAACCCAGTGTGCCCAGATGGGAACAATCACAAAATGCTCACTCATGCGATCTCCTCCAGCATCAGCGGCTGCACAACACCATTGCGATACACCTGCTCTACCAACCGATCAGCTCGTATCTCGCTGCCTGTCCATCCGTCCGGCCAGGTATCCGCTTCCATCAATTCGAGAATACGAACGCGCTCTTCCTCGTTGATGAGATCAATCTCTGGCCTGCCTTGTGCCCGTGCCGCACTGTTTACCTCGTCCTGGATCGCCAACACGACAGAGAGGCCGTAGCGACGTGCTTCCATCGTGTACGGCCCCATACGCATTGGATTGGCCGAAAGACTCCCGTCTTTCTTGCGCTCTCCGACCTGCCTGAGTCGATAGTGCGGTTTGACCAGTTCGCGGTAGAGCGGTTTCAATCGTCTGAGCGGTTCGAGGTACGCCCATTGCGGTTGCCTGAGAATGGTTTCTAGCGCCACATCCTTTGAAGCGAGATTGCAACCAACGCAACCTGTGCGAGCGTTGATTTCTAGCGCCTCATCCCCGCCGTAAGCCTCTGCTACCAACTGTGTTGAGAAAGCGTGTTGCGGGGCAAAGAAGGTCAGCCAATCCCACACATGGCAGACCCGCCAGTGCAGGAGCGGCGCAAGCACGTCAGCGACAGAATCCGGCGTACTGGCCTGAAACCAGCCTTGCCCACATTCCGCGCCATCGCGGCTACAGGAGAGCGCAATGCGCTGATCGCGAGCAGCCGACTCACCAACACGTACCCCTGTCAGCATGAGCAGCTTGCCGTACTGCTCTCTCAGGGCTTGCAATGCTGCTTCCATCGGCTCTACCTTCAATTGTGGTGTACACCAGCGAAAGCGGTTCTTAGGTGCTGGCACACCACGCCCGAACAGATACACGAAAAAGCGGTCATCCAGAGCAGGAAGGACAATCTGCGTCTTGACGCCTTTCGCTCCCAATTCTCGCAAGATCGTTATGGCGGTGGCATGGAGCGGTGGAAGTTCCATGCGCGTATCGGCATAAAGCACGGTCAGGCTTTCGGGCGCTGGTATCTGGCCTGTTTCGATGAGATGTGTGGCCAGTGTGACCGTAGCCGTTGAGTCCTTCCCTCCTGAGTAGGCAATAGCCCAATGTCGATATAGTGAGCCGTACATTTGCAGGCTCTCTATTGTCAAGGCAATGCTCTTTTCCATCGTCAAGCGGTCGCTCTCCCAGAGGCTGATCTGTTGCTTATTCATCATTTACCCTCTTTGTCGGGGCAATCGCAGAGACGAAGGTTATGCATGAGTTCGATAAGCGTCATGTCTGCATGTTCCAACTCTACGATAATGATTTCATTCTCCATGCGCTTTTGCGCCCGGAGTTCGGTCTTGTTTTCGCGCCGCAACTCACCGATACGCACATCATTTCGTTCAATGAGCGCCTGAATAACAGCACGAACCTGTTTCTCTTCCATCGCTTAGCCTCTTTCTTTCCGAATGTTCCGACCCTTCACCTGCAAGCCCTCTGCCATTTCCCGAATGCGTTCTACAATGCGCACTCCGGCGTGGAATTGTCCTGGCTTCACGTCTTCAGGACGCCAGTGCGCTTCCAGATCAAACGTGCTGAGGTTGCTCGTAAAGATCGTGTACTTGCCCTGTTGCCATCTCTTGGCAACGATGAAGTAGAATTGCTCAAGCACGTAACTGGTTGGCCGCTCTGTCGCCAGATCGTCCAGCACCAGCCAGGGGATGTCGATGACGGCCTGTAAGAGTTCGTCGGGCGTCTCATCGGCCCCCTTGCCGTTGGAAGCGCGCAGGCGGGCCATGAGTTCGGTTGTCAGCACGAACAGACCCAGATGCCCGGCTTCCATGACGGCTTTGAGCATACAGATGGCAAGGCCCGTTTTGCCCACGCCGGGGGCGCCCGCGATGTAGAGGCCGCGCTTGCTGTCCTCATCGGCGCGCAAGTGGCGGGCGATGAAGGCTTGCCCCGCGTCAATGGCTTGCCGGTCAAAGCCAGTGGGGAAGCTGGCAAATGACCAGTTGCGCGCCTGATGGGGGATGTGCGCGCCGCCGAAAAGCCGGGCCACCAACTCCGCCTGCCTTGCCGCGAGGGCGCGGCGACGGGCGTCGCTCGCGCAATCGGGGCAAGGCACTTCACAGTAGCCATATTTCTGCTGATGCCCCGCGTGGTTCTCATGCGCGCCATAGTCCTTCACCCAGCCGTGCGAGGTCTCGGAAAACGGGTACTTGCACGTAGGGCATACCCGCGCAATGGCCGGAACGGGGGCAATGCCAAGCGCGCGCTGCTTTTCGCGTAGCGCGGTTAGCCGCGCTTCAATGCGTTCACTAATTGAGATGACTTTTTCCATTTGTCACACCCCTTAGAACATCAGTGCTTGTTTTGGCACTGACAGAGCCTGTTCAACTTTTGCCTGATAGCGCGGCAAGGCCACATCGAATATCCAGCGCCGCTGTGGAAGCCCGCTTGACTTCCATTCGTTTCTGCCTGTCCTGAAAAGGCCGTTCCACGCCGCGCTATCAACGCTCTTCACACACTCAGGCAGGGCAACCGGCGCTTGCAACGCCCCTAACTTAATACCCCAGAGGTGCAGGGGAACGCCGGGTAGTTCACGGGAAACTGCGTTGACGACCTCATGGATCATGGCAACACTTGCTCGTCGGCACAGCGTTCCTATGCCCACTCTAAACGCGCTAAGCGGGCCGTAGAATGCCTGCATTTCCTCGATAAGCGGGCGCATCTCTCTGGCATGGCGCACGTAATCCGCAACTTCCCATCCCTGAATGGTGGGTACCCAGACCCACGAGGCATAGCGAAAGAGCGTCCAGAAGGTGTGTGCCATTTCCGTTGTCAGGTACTGCCGTTTGCGCACGATGCCGGGCGCGCCTGCGGTGATCTCGTCTTCACAGCAGTAGTCCATCGTCGCCGCCCATTGCGGCTGCCAGCCTTCCAGCCACTCGACATACTGTTCAGGCGTGTAGCGATACCCACCCCATTTGAACGTACTCACAAAGCCACCGCAGTCAGCAGCCCGCTCAACCGTCATTTCTGAGAGATGCGGCTGTGGCAAGGCACTGCGTACCATGCCGTACTTGCGTACCTCGTCAGCGGCAAAGGATGAGGCGACGAGCAGGATACGCGGGATAGCACAGTAGCGATTCACCTCGCCACGTGAAACAGTGGGATAGAACGTCAACATCGTCGCACCCCCTTATCCTTGCACTGCTACCGGCTCTGGATGGGCCGGGTAGAACTCGTCTGACATGTCATAATCGGGATCATCGAAGCTGGAGATATGCCGCGTTGGCTTGCTGCTGAACGCTATCACCTTCTCAGGCGGGCTTTCAGGGCCACGTGCCGCCTCATCCAGTTGGTGTTGCATCGCACTCTGCCATGCCTCGAAATCACGTTCGAGGTCGTAGAGTTGCACTCCCTTACGGCTAAAAAAGCCGTTGCGATTGTTGCACTGGAATTCCCACCCTTTGTAGCCGCGCAAGACTTCCCGCCGGTCAACGCCCAGCAGACCAGCCCAGATCGTGAGCGGCTCCGCAAGGAACTTTGCCGCCCTTGCCATCGAGGCCGTGAGCTTCACCGGCACGTGGAAGAGGCTGCACCACTCGCGGTAGAGCAGCATCTCATCCTCAGAGAGCGTCGCCTCAAGCGGGATGTCCACTGGCTTTGCGGGCTTTGGTGGCCGCTCTGGCTTTGCCGGTTTCTCTTTGGGTGACTTGCGCGCTCGTCCGCCTCGACGCGGCGGCATCTCGGACGTGGCAGGATGGGAAGCACCAGCCAGGGGGGATACCACGTCGGTACGGTGAGATGCCGCCACAGGGTCAGGCAGTGATAGGGAGTCCACCGCCGTCGCCTGAAGATGGGTGTCTGCTATGGATTCCGACTCGCTGCTTTCGCCAGGGCCAGCATGAGCAGCAACGTGCATAGGACATACAGCAGGAGAATCAACCACATTGGCATGGTCATCTCCTCTCACATCCGTTTTCGGAACATCGGCCCCACAATCAGGAAGCCGATCAGGAACAGCAACAGGAACCACAGGAGCAACCAGAGCATCGTTTTGTCCTTTCTCCGACTTATCCACAGAGGATGTGGATAAGTGAGACGATGTATCATTTTCTGCTTCTGGGGATAGTCCCTCGTCAAAAGCAGAGAAATTTTCCCATTGAAGAGATTGCGCAGGGGCGGCGGGTGGGTGATCTGCGATAGCAGCATCACCCTTCCCCTCTTCTTGTGAATCTGTAATATCTTCGTAATCTATGTAATCTATAGGGGGCATTTCTGAGCGTGAAACTGAAACGCTCCCGTTCGTAGTTGGAACAGTAGCGTTCGTATATGAAACGCTACTGTTCACATACGGAACACTCTCATCATAAGAAGTGTTCGTATATGAAACGCTCTTGCGTTTTTCACAGTAGGCAAGGTTATCTTGCCAGATGCGAGCGTAGTCAATCGAGATATAGGTTTGCGCCTGCTTACAGGGCTGCCCTGTAAGTGGATTAATGGCCTTGCGTAGTTCCAACCGCAAGTAGCCCGTGACGCGCACAATCCGCTCTAAAATGCCTTCATGAGGCTTGCCCGCCTTCTTATCGATAAAGGATGAGAGCAGGGAGATCGGTACACCGGAAAGCGCGGCAATCTCCCGATAGGAGAGCCGATGGGGGCCGCTTCCCCAGTAACGGCCCATAATGGAGAGCAGCACCCATTTATCATCTCTGCTCAAATCGGGAATCCCATAGATCAGGTGTACCGGAAACTGGACAAATTGCCCCTTGCCCTCTTGCCTTTGTTCTTGTTGCGTCATTATGCCACCCTCCCATCATCTTCCATCTCAACTGCTGCCATGATGCATCTGCCAACGTACTCAGCAACTTGTGGGACTACGGCGTTTCCGAGTCCTCTAAGTCGCTCCACCCGATGGGAAACCCCATGAGCCACTCGACGAACTCCGGGTTCAGTTGCCCACTGGCCTGCCCCTGTGCTGCAATCTCGCGCAAAGGTCGCGAGTTCTTCTGCATCGTCTCTTCCGAAGACTTGCCCGAACGCCAATCGCGAGCGATTGGCGTTGGATACATTTGTACTGCATCGTTGAGATTGACGCTCCATCCCTGTTGCATCTTGCGTTGCATGCGCGGCGAATCCGGTGAGTCTCCACTGCGGTAATCGCGTGATTGCGGCGTCGGCCAATGATGAATCGCCCCGCTCAGTGCATATCTTCCCTTGCTGTTCGGCCCCCCGTGACTCCCATCTGTTGCTCGTGGGGTCGGAAGCAGGCCCTTCTTTGCCATGCGTGCCAGTGTTGGCCTGACTGGCGAGGTGGGGGTACTCCTGTTCGTGCTGCCGCCCGTCGCGTCGGTCGCAACCGGGGTAGGCAACAATGAAAACTCTTTCCCGGATATGCGGCGCACCAAAGGCCGCAGCGGGTAACACCTGCCACTGCGCATCGTACCCGCACGAGGCCAGGTCTGCGAGTACGGTGTCAATTCCCCGGTAAAGGAGAGCTGCGACGTTTTCCACAAGAACGAATCGGGGTCGAAGCTCGCAAATGATGCGGAAAAACTCTTTCCAGAGTCCCGACCGTTCTCCGGTGATACCGACGCGCTTTCCGGCTGCGCTAATGTCCTGGCAGGGAAAACCCCCGGCCACGAGATCAACAGGGGTAAGGTTATGCTTTCCGCAGTCTCGCACGTCTCGAAACCGGGCAACATCGGGCCAGTGTTTTGCAAGGATTTTTTGGGCATAGTCGTCTATCTCCACCTGCCATGCGCAACGCATACCAGCACGCTCCAAACCGAGATCAATACCGCCGATTCCAGCGAAAAGAGAGCCGAATGTGAGCGGTGTGTTCATGCCACCACCTCGCTCTCTTCCATCTCATCAAACAACGTCGCCTGTGTCTTCTGCGCAGCTATCTTTTCAAGATTGCGCCGGGCAACCTGAAAGTAGGATTCTTTCAGTTCTACTCCTACGAATTTGCGATCCAGGCGCAACGCCTCGTACCCCTCGCTTCCGATTCCGGCAAAAGGAGAAAAGACGACTTCACCCGGATTCGTCCAGAGTTGCACGGCCCGTGCAACGACATCTAACTGTAAAGGGCATATATGTTTCTCGTCCTGGCTTTCGCGAGCCTGATCTACGTTGAGTACCCGTGTCTGGCGAATATCAAACCAGACAGGAGAGGCATACCGTTGCCAGATGTCCAACGGGAAATCTTCTTTCGTGTGCGTGACTGGCACGATACCCGCCTCTTCCTGCTCATCTCGCGGCCATTTCCTGAAGATGAGCAGGTACTCCGGCATGCCTTGCCGTGAGTAGGTGCTATCAGCGCGTAACTGCTTATACAGCAGGCCGTGTGCCTTTGTGCGCTGCATCTCGATTACAGGGTCTTTCCAGATGACCACCTTCGAATGATATTGCCAGCCAGCCGCGCCAAAATGCCGGATGATTTCCCCTGAGAAGTCGCGCAGGCCAGCCGCGCCGTCACGGCCCTTGTAGTTCACGAGGTCTTTACAATGCACTGCACAGAGTCGCCCTGGCATGGTGATGCGCAAAAGTTCGGGGATGAGGAAATCAAAGTGCTGGAAAAACTCGTCATCGTCTGCTGAGTTGCCCATATCCTCTATGGCATCTGAATAAATGTAGAGACTGGAAAAAGGCGGACTGAAGATGCTGAAGTGAATGCTGTTCTCAGGAAGCGCGCGAGATACCGCTACACAATCGCCATGATAGAGCGTCCAGTCCCGGCCCCGCTCACTGCTGAAGGTTTCATGGCGCACGAGTTGCCTGCTCTCTTCTAAGGCCAGCCGCGCCGTCGTGGCATTCATGGCGTCGCTCATTGCCAGATGGGCGCGTGTTTTGCGCTCCAATGTGGTCACGAGCGTGCTTTCCGTCTCTGCTGCGATAATGGTGATCTCGACAGGGAAGTGTTGGCCGAAACGGTAGATGCGCCGGATAGCCTGATACACGTCCTCAAAGCTGTAGGAGAGGCCGACAAACACTGCTTTGTGACAGTGTTGCCAGTTGAGGCCGTAGCCACACTGAGACGGCTTGGCAATGATGACGCGGGCCTGGCCTGTCGAGAACAGGGTGAGTTTGCGCTCCTTTTCGGCAAGGCTATCCGAGCCGCGTACCTCGATAGCATCTGGGATACGCGCCTTCAGTTCGTCGGCTTCGTAGTTGGTATTACACCAGACAACCCATATCTCTTTTTTCTTGAGTTGGATAGCATGCTGCTTGATCTGAACGCTTGTCCAGACTTCAAAGCCGTTCGGGTTCTGTGGCGTCGTGACTGACCAGAGTACCTTTCCGGCCTCTTCAGCGCGATAGGCTTGTGGCGTCGGCTCCAACTCATAGCCCAGAGAGGTCAGGTACATGCGAGCTTCCACAAAGTCCATTTCATCGCCGCCATTCACCAGATCAGCGACGGCTTGCGCCCGATCAGCGACGGTCAGGCGCATCTCTTTATGCAAGTTCGTGGCACTCATGGCGGGCGCACGGAATAATTGCCCCTCTTCAGCCCCTACCGTGATATCGGTTTCGACATAGCGATGCTGGATTACCAGCTCTGGCAACACGAACCCCTCATCGCTATATCCGAGATCAGACGGCTTTCTGAGAGAGATAGCCCATGACGCAACCCATTGCCAGAAGTCCCGCTCTGCATGCCCTTTCAGGCGGTAGTGACCGCTCTGCATCGTGTCGTTGATGAACCATCTCATCAGCATTTCGCTGGAAGGCATGATACCCAGGAATTCGGCGTGGTTGCCGATCTCCATAACGTCATTCGGGGCGGGCGTGGCTGTGCAGCAAAGGCGGTAGGGCGTGTTCGCGAACGCTTCCACCAGGGCGCGCTTCGTCTTGCCCATATAGGACTTTAAGATAGATGATTCGTCCAGAATAACGCCGATAAAATGACTTGCATCGAAATGAGCAAGCATCTCATAATTGGTGATATTGATGCCGGGCTGCACGTCCTCTTGAGAGCGACAGATTGTGACCGCACTATCCAGCTTTGCGCCCTCGCTGACAGTTTGCGCGGCAACGGCAAGCGGGGCAAGGATGAGGATGTCTCTGCCCGTGTGCGCGTATACCTGCTTTCCCCATTCCAGTTGACAGAAAGTTTTGCCAAGCCCGCAATCTGCGAACAGCGCGGCCCGCCCTTTTCTCAGCGCCCACTGCACGAGCGCCTTCTGAAACGGAAACAACTTCTCGTGCAGCGCCTCTTGCGCAACCTCGATCCCACTGGACGAGGCAGTCGCCCGCTTACTCATAAGAAATTCCTGATAATCTTGCATATATCCCCTTTCCAGCCGCCCTATGCCACTTCCTGCCTGTTTTGAGGTCTTGCAATTCCTCTCGATATCAGGCATAATTGACACAAGGTGGCACGGTTTGCGGACAGATGACCCGTCGTTTCTCAGGCTACAGGTTATCTGTTCCGTTGCCACTGAGAGAGCCAATTCTCTCTCAAAATAGGTGTTCACTCGCGCGCCCTCCGCTTCATCCCACATATCCCACTTGCCAATAATCCATCGAATTGCTATACTCGTCTCAGGAGAGCGGCGCATCGATGCAGAGTTTCCCCTTTGCTGATGCTGACTCTCCTGATGCCCTTCGCCTTCTTGCTAGAACGGCCCTTCCCCTAGATCATCGCCCTCGGATTCCGCTTCCTCGATGGTCTTGGCAGGTTTCACGCTCGTTACCCCTTCACTCATGGCATGGAGAATTGCCAGCTGCGCCTGCGCTCTCTCAAGAGCGGACGGCGGTGTGCTGAGCGTGTAGCCGATACGTGCGCAGCACACCGCCAACTTCAGCGGATAGTAGCGCACAGGCTCGAAAAAGCGCCGTGCTTTCTCCTGAAGATCATCGCCTATCAGGAGAAGCAGCTCCAGACCGTGATGTTTCGCGTTCTCATCAAGCCGCCTGTCGATGAATTCCATGTTGTAGGAGAGGATGTAGTGGCCCTGCACAGCCTCGCTGAAGTTGTGCCAGAGGCTGTCCAGAGGCAAGCTCTCTGCTATGAGCGTCTGGCTCTCAATGCCGGTGTAGAGTGTGTTCGCAGCCGCTGGAAACTGATGGCGCGACGGATAGACGTAGTGATCGAATGTGGCATTGCCATGCCGGTCTACCAGAGTCAGGCGGATAATGTCGCTTTGCTCATCCACGCCGGTTGTGTCGATCACCAGGATGCGCAGATTCGGCATGGCCAGCACGGCCCGCGCCCAGTCCATCAGTTCGGTGTCAGGAAGCTCCGGCAAATGGCGCTGGCGTGTCATCAATCGCTGCACGGCGTTGCTGCACTCCATGAGCGCGGTTTTGATTTCCTTGCGCCGCGCCGCGCGCTCTTTGATGCTCTCGCGGGAAACAGGGCCGGTTGCCGCCTCTTCCTGCAAGAGCAGGGTGTAGGCGCGGTCATACGCGAGAAACAGGGTGTTGTCTTGCATAAGAAATCCTTTCTGTGCTAAAGAGTGTCTAACGTCGTTTCCATCTCCTCTAGCAACCGCATCAGGTCAACTTCGAGGAGTAAATCCGATTCGTATGCGTCGTCGGTTGGCGTATGGGTGCCACGTGCGGCCCGCCGGTCAAGGTACGCCCGTTCGCGTGCCATCTTTGCCGCGAGCTTCTCACGGGTTGAGGCAAGCCATGCGCGCAACTCGTCCGGCGTCATCTCGGCAATGTGCTTGCGTTTAGCCATTGCCCGCCTCACTTTCCCGCAAGCCATGCTCGCGCTCTATCGTGTCCAGCGCCTTGCGCAAGGCAGCGAGCGCGGCCTGCGCGGCCTGCCGGTACTCTTCCAGATTGTGCGCAAATTGCTCATCTGGAAGGTTCTGATTGCCGATTTCTTCCAGCGCGTGGAGCCGATAGAGCGCGTTGTAAAAGGCATCGCTCTGCTCGATGAGCGAGCGGAAATGGGTGATGTGTTGTGGCATACCTATCTCCTCTCTGCATAGGCCAGCGCCTGCTCTTTGGCACGTACCAGCCTGTCCATATCGCCCCGATAGCCGCCGTGTCCATCGCTAGCGGCCTTCACCTTCAGACGAAACGCTGCCTTGATGAGTTCAGGCGTACTCCCGGCAGGAATACCTAGAATTTGCCAGCACGAGGCAGGCGCATAGTTCGGGCGTTCCTGCGTTTGCCGCTTTTCTTCCTCATGAGGAAGATACTTCCAGCGAAACGCCCGCCAATCCCCACTTTGCGCGGCCCTTTTCCCATCTCTAGCAAGTAATTCCTCATATTGCCAGCGCGCCCAGATGCCTCGATGTGTGCGCATCGTCTTCTTCCAGCCGTCGCCTTTCAGCCCCTTCAACTCTGCAAAAGTGGCATCGCAGGCATCGGCGCACTCGACAAAGGAGATGCCTAACACCTCAGCCAGACGCTCTACCTCGCGCTTGCTGAGCGTTTCGTGATAGAGGCCGCGCAAGATACCGCTCGCTTTCGTTGCCCCGCAACCATAATCCATTGCGAAATCCTTGATCGTCCAATATTTGTGCTTGCGGTATTCCTGTAGCGTGGTCATACTTCCCCCTATTCCTGCAATTTGCCATTATCGCTTCACAACAATTAGAACAAATATCCCTTGCTTATTTCCCTGTTCATTGTGTACTCTTGAGATAGAGATGCATCTGTCGCTTAGCTACCGACAGAGCGGGCGGGCAAGTTCTGTTACTATAGCGGCCATACGCCTCAAACGTGGTTGAGCAGGTCGCGCCGCAAGGCTTGCTACGCAGCTAGCCAACCAGGCTTCTTCGGTGGTTAGCCCCGGCGCAGCCACCCCGCCCGCGCGCATCTCCAGTCCCCCGTAGCGCGTCCCTCTGCTCAGAAGGACACTATGACCAGCAACCTCTACGTTGGCATCGACATCGGCAAGAGCCGTCATGCCGCCGCGCTCGTCTCCGAGTCCCTGCTTGCTCGTCACGCTCGCTTTCAGGATTGCCCCGTCTATTTCCTCGACAACGCCCGGCCCGACTTCGAAAAGCTCTACAGCGAACTGTGCAAGCTTGCCAGCCCTGAGCATATCCATGTCCTCATGGAGCGGACAGGACACTACGGATTCGCTCTTGAGCAGTTCCTCTACGAGCGCGGCGTGCAGGTCTACCGCATGCACGTGCATAAGCACCTCGCCAAGCGAAAAACCGACCGCCGTGATGCGCAGGTGCTTGCGCTCAAACTCTACAATCAGGTAGAACTGGGCATGCACATGGCCGACAAGAGCGAGCGCGTCCACAAACTCAGCCCGCCCTCTGAGACCGCGATGCTCTTGCGCGGTCTCGTCCAACACCGTTTGGAGTTGACAAGAGAAACCACACGCCGCAAAAATAAGCTCGTCTCCATCGCTGACGAACTCTTTCCAGAGCTTTCCAGCATCTACTACATTGAGGCTTTGAAGAAGCCATGA